TTAAAAAATAGTATCTAATTTATTGACCAGTTTATCCTCCATATCCTCAGTAGTATGAGAATAGATTTCCAAAGTCATTTTTGCATTTGAGTGCCCAACTCGATCCATTATTGATTTTATTGGGAGGCCAGACTCTGCTAAAAACGAAATATGAGAATGCCTAAAAATATGGCTAGATAAGTTTTTTTCTATTTTGGCCTGTTTTCCATATTTTTTTAATATCTGTATGAAGCAAGCTATTGTTGTAGGTTGATTCCATTTTTCAAAACAGAAAATATAATCATCGCTTGACAATGGCTGGAAACGTTCGCTAAGTCGTACTATTTGTCTTTGAATAGCTTCTATGACACTCTCTGATACTTTGATTGTCCGTATTGAATTTGTAGTCTTTGGTAGCGTCTTGATTTTGTTTACTGAATCAAAATTACCTGTGATCTCAATTTTGTTGTTTTCGAAGTCTATATTCTTCAGTTGTAAGGCAGTTAACTCACCATATCTCATACCAGTTAATGTCAGCACAAGAACCATATCAGCGTACTTTTGGTGATATTCTCGACGATTAAGGACATCGACAAGTGCTTTTATTTCTTGCATGGTGAGAAAGTTGTTACGCTTTTTTTCCAGTTCTTCTAAAGTCTTTGGTTTTTGAGGAATCGTAGTATAATCGACCTCGTTGTTTTCAATGTAAGAGTATTGAACAGCGTAATTAAAGATACCTCTGAGCCTATGCCGTACTTTTTTAGCTGTAATATATCCGTTGCTTTCAATAATTTTTTCAATAGCCTCTTGAAGAAAACGCCTGTCAAGATTAGCAAGTATGGTATCGGATGGTATGACTTCCTTCATCTTCTTATCAACTGATTTACAATTATGTTTTGTTGATTCCTTTACTGTTTGCGCCCATGATTTATAGAAAAGGTTATAGATTTCTTCAAATGTAATGCTTTCTACTTGTTTTGTGCTGAGTTTTTTATTTATCTTCTCTTGTAACAAGATAGCAGCTTGATTTCTTGCCTGGGGAGTTTTCTTCTCCATGGTTACTGAAACTTTTTTTAATTTCTCAGTATATGGATCTTTATATCGCTCAAAATATTTAAATTTGCCATTTGGCAATTCTTCCATCCACATTGCGTTTACCTCACTTTTTTGTTAAAATGGGTACAAGAAAACTACCTTTTTAATGGTTGTTTCCTATACATGATTTCCTCACACTCTCCTTGGCCAAAATTTGAGTGTGGGGATTTTTTGGTTGCTATCTCGTCAGATAATAAAATAAGGTGTACCTCTTAGAAGTACACCAGACGATTTTATCCTTGACGAACAAGGCTTTTTTACATTCTTAGTGTATTTCTTTTTTTAATTTCTGTCAAGCAGTTATTTCCTAAATGGAAATAGTTGGTTTTAATTTATACTTTTGGTTCATTACGGTGCCAATCATTAGGAAAACCTAAAGACTGGTTGATTACATTGATGTCTATAGAAGGCAGCTTTTTCTCTAGTTTGATAACTTTTTTTCTAAGAGTATTCCACAAAATGTTGAATGCTGCTTTACTAATAAAGCATTGAAGGCTAATAATTGTTGAATATACAGTTTTTCTACTGTCATCTCCCATCAAGATCTCTTTGTTATGAATCGTTTCCCAAAACGTACTATTAGAACGGCATCTGAAGTTTAATAAGCGATTATTGTGAGCGCATTTGTTTCGTACCTCGTTAATATTTTTTAGAAAAGATATCAAGGTTTCTGGTGGGAAAACATCGTTAAAGTCAGGTATGTTTGTGCTTATAAAACTTACTAAATCCCGTGCGATTTCATTTTGGAGTGAATTAGGCAGGTTTTCAATAATCGTGCGTAAATCTCCAAACTCTAGATAATCAGTTAGTACCCAGATTGGGACATCTGAATGAGTATGTGCGTAGTGGTGAATTGAATTTCCTCTGTATCGCTTGTTTGTGTTTATGATTTTGGATAGTTTTGATACAATAAATCCCACGTCTAATATTTTATTATCTGCATAAGAATTGGTGTTTAAATAAGCGTATTTTTGACTGGGGTAAGCTTCGGCGAATCTGTGAGCAGTGATTGACTTGATATGGTGTTCAGCTTCAAGAATAGCTTGCAAAATGGCTCGTTTTACATCTTTGTCAAATGTATAGAGACTTGAAACTTCGTCAAATGTGACGCCGTCAATATAAGTGTCAGTACCAGGGTGTTGAAAAAACTTACTGTATCCATTGATAATATTGTAGTAATTGTTACTTAGCAGGTACTTAGCTGCTTTAGATTCATCTGTAATGGATAACCCTCTGATTTTTAGTGTTGCGATTTGTTCCTCGATTGTTTTAAATGGCTTCAAAAAAACTCCCCCATTCTAATTTAGAATGAAGGAGTTTCCCCGTATCGGTCCCCGTAGAGATCCCGACGCTTTTTCTCTAATGAATTCATTCTAAATGATTTTTTTAAAAAAGTCAACTGTTTTTTAATATTTTTAAAAAATAATTTTTTTATTCCCCTCTATACACCCCGACTACTGCATAAATCTTGATGTGTGTGTCTTCGGCTGGTGGGAAGTCTAGGATGATGTCTTCGTACTTGTCATTGAGTGACACTAGGCGTAAGCGTCCGTTTTCGGTATATATCTTCTTGAAGTAAGAACGGTCTCCATATGCGATAACTGCTAAATCTCCGTTGTAGGTAGTCAGTCCTTTGTCTACTAAATAGAGAATGTCTCCGTCTTGGTAGTCGGGTTGCATGGAGTCTCCACTGACCTTGGTCGCAATATCGTGGCGTGGTGGTCGCTCGTCAACCTCTATAGTCTCTCTGTCTGTATCGTCGTACCCAAATCCATAGTTAAATCCAGAAGCTGCTGCCGTCTCAGATACAACCTCAACTTGGTACAAGCTGATAACTTCCGATACTTCGTTTATCTTCGTTTCTTCTTCGTTTTGGCTCTCCAGAAGCTCCTCAGAGGTCCGTAGCACGATTTTTTGATTGGGTGGGGTTAATTGCACTACCTTATCCATTATCTGCTGTGTGAGCGAATCTGGAGCGTCTGGCAGTGAGTTGGTGGATTCTTCTTTAAAAGTAGTATCTATATCTGATTTTTTAACACCGAAATAATCAGCCAGTTTTTGGATAACACCAAAAGAAGGAGCGCTTCTTAACTTCATATAGTCTGTCATAGTACTTGCTGTAATTCCAACTTCTTTAGCCAACTCTTTTTGGGTGATGCCACGTTGCTTTCTAAAGTGTGTAATATTTTCAGCAATAATTTGCATTCGTTTTTTTTCGTCCATTTACGATTACCTCGTATTTTTTATAATTACATTATATATCATTTTTGAATGATAAACAATCAAAAATACGAAAAAATCCTATTTTTTTGATAAAAACTATTGACAATACGAAAAAATCGTATTATAATTAAATCAAGCTTAAGGAAAAGGAGGTAAGGCAAATGAACGAACTAGAAAGAACAGCCCTCAATGAGATATTGAGGACTGTGACATATATAGCTGAGAAGTTGGATGAAGTAGATTCTAAGATTTCTTTGAACGATTCACAAGCTCTTGAGCATCAAGGAAATTGAGTTTCATTTCCATGTAGTGAATAACTCCGTGTAGGTAGTTCTTTAGGTCTGTAAAACCTTTATCAGGATTATTTCTATAGTAATGACCTTCGTCGTTACCGATATAAGCAGATGCAAGCGCAAATGTTTTAAGGTCTTCATCCTTGATATATTTTTCAATAACTTGTTTTAATGACATTTTAATGATTTTATCTTCATCATCAGGATTTGTAACAATGGAGAAATCTTTAACAAAGAACTCAAGCGCCTTACGGTATCCAATACCTGCAATGTGGTCTAGTTGTTCGTGTTCAGCTTTCAGTGCTTGGACATAGATTTGCTTACCAATTGGAGAAACTATCTCTACATCGTCAGATATAGGTATATCGCTCGGAAGATTAGGGATTACTTTGATATGTTCAATTTCGTATTTTTCGGTATAGTCATTGATTAAAAATCTTGTAGCTATAAACTCCTCTGTCCAAAAGTGCTTACAACCTAAGCATCTACATGTTAATACTAAGCTTGTTTTATTTTCTCCAAGAGAAAAATAAGAAGAGTTCACAAGATCTGGATTGGTTGGTTTTTTACAATTTGGGCAAATGTCTTCAACGGTTACAGGCCTAGAAACAGAAGAATTTACTTTCACTCGAAATATCATAAGATTTCTCCAATCGTTTTATTTTGATTATACCATATTTGAAAGGGGGTGAGGAAATGAGACCAAGACGATATCCGTATAGTGGGAAAAAAGAGTCCACCTTCGTAAAGGCAGACCCTGAGTTAATGTTGAATATCAATAAGATTGATGTTGGAAATATACAAGCGAAAAATATATTTGGAAAAATTTAAGGAGTAGGAGGATGGATGAAAGAAAATATAGAACATCTTCATGAACGCATAAAGCATTTTCAGTCATTGATTGCTTATATGTCTGAGCATGAGAAAAAGTATTATTTAGAAAAAGATTGGTTCGATAACCCAACCCTAATTTCTATAGAAGACGCAAAAAAAGAAGTAGAACTACTTTAACAGAAAGGAGGTAGGAACGTGCAGTGGACTTTAGAAGCTATGAGAATCAACAAAGGACTTACTCAAGCAGAGTTGGCAGAAAAATTTGAAGTTTCAAGTCAAACAATTGCTAGATTAGAAAAAGATAGCTCTGATATCGGTTATCAGCTATTGAAAAAATACATGTTTTTTTTCAATGTGAAATTCGATGATATTTTTTTAGGGAAAAAATACGAAAATTTCGTAAATAACTAGAAACAAAAAAATAAGAAGGAGGAACACATAGATGGAAAGCGTTCTTGAAAGCTTGAAACAAGAAAAAGACCACCTCGAAAAAATCATTAAGGTAGTTACCTCTGGTGGTAAATTTCTGAGATTGCCGTATCAAAAAAAGTCACGCTCGATTAGTGAGAATCTGAAATTGATTTCTCAAAATCTTGATAAATTGAGCGAGCAAGTTCAACAAACCACGAATCAGCATTCATGATTTCAAGATGACGAAAGAAACCTGTTTTGATTTCCAGTTTGATATCATGTTACAGCGACTCGATAAAGCGATTAGTGATTAAATTTTTGAGATGTAAGTTTTTTTCATGTCAAACTTTTTCATGTCAAATTTTTTACACTAATAAATATTAACTAACAACAAGTATTAAAAGACAACCAGTCCTACTTCTCTAAATAAAAGAGAGGGTAGAAAAAATAAATACAAAGGAGGTGAGGAAATGAGACCAAGACGATATCCGTATAGTGGGAAAAAAGAGTCCACCTTTGTAAAGGCAGACCCTGAGTTAGTTGAAAAACTTTTAAGAAACACTAGTTTTCTTGAGCGTTTACAAAAAAAGCCTATCAATTTTCAGATAGACTCAGAAGAATTTAAGCGTCTTAGCTATGAAGCCATTCATGATACTTCTCAAGTAACTCAATAGTAGTTATTACAGAAGTCAAACCACTGACCTTCCCCAGTTGCAATCCGTCTGTATGGTCAATCTGTTTAGTAGCTTCATTAGCTTTAGCAGAGATAGCTTGCATATCTTCAGCTGTTAAAGATTCTCGAAAATCTTTAAAGGATTTCATAAAAACTCCTCCTTTCTATTGGAATTTTGACTAAAACGGTGAGAGGTCCTAGTCGAGATTATTATAGCAATTTAGGAGGATATTACATCGGTCTTGAGGCTGATTTTTGGAGGCAATATTGGAAGATAAAATCATAGAACTTGCTGATTACTTCATCAGCGAATCTACAACGTACAGAGAAGCAAAAATAGCGTGTGAGAAGCTATTGAAACAAGTCAGCCACGAGATTGAACTCAGGGCGATGGAAAGTAGGACAGTATGAAAGAAGCAGTAAAGGAATTTCTAAAATTCAGGAGCCGATTTACAAAAATAGAATGGTTTGAAATCAACCAAGCTGTCGAAGCTCGTTTAAATCAAAAAGCCGACCAGTTGAAACTGGACGACGTAGATTTAGAAATCATTTCTAGCAGACTAGAAAAAGTTATCTAGAAACGATTTGAATGAACATTGGATGGATACGATAGTCAGCGCCACGATAGTGAATGTAGATATAATCCTGATGGTACATCGAGTTTGCTTCAGGTTTAGAAATTGGTGAGTAGAGTTCTGCATTTTCTTCCCACCAAATGTAAGGACTAGCCATATTTGGTCCCATTACACAATCGTCGTCGGCTGATAGGTTCACCCAATTTCCGCAAAGACATGCGTGAATTTCAGTCATAATATTACCTCCTTTCTGGTTTCATTATAGCAGAAAAGGAGATAGCAAAAAAGCACCTGACGGAAATCAGGCGCATACTTAAATATTCAACATGATTATAACACGAAAGGAGCAAAAATGGAAGCAGTTGAAATTGTAAGAATTAAAGATGTGATTATTGAAAAAGTCTCTGCTAATGATGAAGAGTTAAAACGTATCTTTGGATGTTCAAAACGACAAGCAGGAGAGCGAAGAAGAGAAATGCAAAAACTCCCTAGTCAGCAAAAACATCTTTTGGATAGTGGACAACTTGTAACGATTAAAGGTTTCTATGAATACTTGCAATATCGTGGAACTAAAGCTTGGAAAAAAGAAATGGAAACAAGCAAGAAAATGAGGTCAGCAGGATGAACCTAATATCAAGAATCAAAAACTATTTTTCGGAAGAGGTCAAAGAAACTAATCTCGACTGGAAAGAGGTCGCTTTAGACCTCAATCAATCACTAATTGAAACACAGGAAAAACTTCAAGAAGCGAATCAAGAAATCGCAGACTTGAAGAAAATCGTAGCAATCTATAAAGAAAAGGAGAAAGAAAAACGATGGAATATATTTACCTGGTAACAATCGTAGGAATTGGACTATGGTCGCTAGTAAATAAACTAGATGACCACGCTGAAATGAAACAAAAAGAGCGCCAGCTGATGGCAAACAATGTCGCACGGATGAATCTGAGAAATTCAGATAAGCAATTTACTTATGATGTAGAACCGCCTGAAGGGTTGAAATAAGGAGGAGAAACATGACTCAAGCTGAACGAATTAGGGAATATTATAGAGAGCACCCTGCTGCCTCATATGATGAAGTGGCTGAGGTCGTTGGTACAACAAATAGTAATGTGAGAGCGAACCTGGCCAAAGACATCAAGGCAGGCAGATGCGTTCGCTTGGAAGATAAGTCATACGATTACTCGCCTTACTATAACCATACACAGGCACTCACTGAGTTGGTTGACTGGAAGAATGACAACAGACGTGAGTGGGTGGATATGCTGACAAGAGCAGCAGAGAAAGAAACGGATAGCAACGTTATGCGTTTGTTAATCAAAGAAGCAAATAAATTGATGAAAGAGGTGACTAAGTAGATGGTACGAAATAAAATAGGTGATTTAACTAACACGCTCTTCGCTCAATTAGAGACTCTGGATGATAGGGATCTTACAGCAGATGAATTAAAAGTAGAATTACAGCGCTCGAAACAAATGGTCGCAATCTCAGGTCAAATCTTACAAGCAGGTCAATTGGCGCTAGATGCTGAAAAATTCAAAGACAAGGTAGGTGAAGTCAATGCCCCGATCGCTTTGCTGGAAGGATGAGTACACGGAGTACATGCATGAAATATGCCCTGGTCGTTTAACTCCTGAAGTAACCAGGTTGCTGAATGAAAAATTTGGTACGAATTATAACAAGAGTCAAATCGGTGGCGTACGCAAACGTCTAGGGTTAGCAGTTGGAAAAGTCTATCAAGGTCGATTGCTGACAAAGGAGCAACATGATTATCTTGTATTGATCCAAAAAAATAAGATTTCTCGTAATGTCGCAAATGAAATGAACCAAAAATTTGGCTTATCGCTAACTGAGAAACAGATTAAGAGTTATCGGAGAAATAATAATCTACATAGTGGTTTGACAGGAAGATTCGAGAAAGGTCAGACTCCTCACAATAAGGGGAAGAAGTACCCCAATATGCCAAAAAACGGCGGGCAGTTCAAAAAAGGTAATCGACCTCCGAATTATGTACCTGTCGGTACTATCAACTACACAACAAACGGTTATCCAAAAGAAAAGATTGGAGAACCTAATCAATGGGTTTTGAAACACCGCAAGGTTTGGGAGGACCATCACGGGCTGATACCAAAAGGGTACTCAATCGTTTTTCTGGACGGTGATAAAACAAACTATGATATTTCAAATCTGGCATGTTTATCTAAGAACGAAATTGCTAGAATGAATCAAAATCATTTATTCACGTCCAACGCTGATTTGACTAAATCAGGTATTGGACTAACAAAACTTACAAATAAAATCAGAGAGGTAGAAAAAAATGGCTAGTTTATACGAACTAACAGGTCAGTTCCTGACAATTTACCAATTGGATATCGATGACGAAACAAAAGCAGACACGCTTGAGGCCATCGATTGGCAAGAACAATTTGAACAGAAAGCAGAAGGATATGCCCATGTTATCAAGAATCTAGAAGCCGACGTGGCAATGTACAAGGCTGAGGAAGAGAGCTTCAAAGCCAAGAAACAGGTGGCACAGAAAAAGCTGGATTATGTCAAGGATAACATTATGGCAGCTATGAATGTCACGGGGCAAACCGAAGTTAAGAGTGGTGCCCTGATTATAAAAATTGCTAAGAATCCAGAATCAGTCAAGGTCAACGAAGACGACCTTCCGAAAAAATATTTTACAAAAAAAGTGACGCTTGCGCCGGACAAAAAAACACTCAAAGAGTTGCTTAAATCTGGCAAGAAAGTCAAAGGTGCGGAGCTTGTCCGGACAGAAAAGTTGGTGATTAAGTAATGGAATTGATGAATAAAACACGAGTAACAGATTCACTAGCAGTTGTGATTGGACCAGAATCGATTGAAGTACTTGTTACTGAAGGTTTTCTATTTGATGTTGCGATTCGTTTTGTAAAAGTAGACGAAACAAATCTTGATCAAGGAAATGAAAAGCCAGTATTCACTCCGGAATACAAGCTGGTCACAGTTGCTAAATACAAGGAAAAACCTATCTTTGAATCGGAGGAAGATATTCGAAAATTTGAGAAGCAAGCAAAAGAAGTTAAATCGCTATTTGCCTTTGCAAAGGTAAATAAACAAAATTGGTTTAACACTGCCCTTTATCCAGGAGTGCTGACTGAGAAAGTTGGTGTTTGATGAAAATTTTAGCTATTGATCCAAGCAGTAATAAAATTGAAACCAGCACAACAGGAGTTGTCTTGTTGGATAATGCAAGATTAGTTGATAGCTGGGTTGTCTCTTATGGTATGAGAGGTTTCGCTGATTGGTTTCACGAAATCGGAACAAATCTTGAATTCGATGTAGTTATTGTTGAAGAATTTAAGGCGAGGGATAACGACAAGTCGAAAGATAATAGCGTGGCAGAAACCATCGCCTATATCCAACTTTGCTATCCAGGTGCCATTCTTCAATTCAATGCAGGTTACAAGTCGGATATTCCAAACGATCTTTTGAAAATCTTAGACCTTTGGAAATTTGAAAAAAGTCATCATCAAGATATTCGAGCAGCAGCAAGACTTGGATTATTTTGGGCAATGAGAAATGATATTGAAGAAGTGGTTCATGATATCGGAAAGGTGGTGAGTGAGTATCACAATAACGCTAAGAAAGTGGCAAGCTGAAGCGATTAAAAGAAGTGAACATTTATCTAATGGAATCTTTTTAGAGGCTCTTGGGGGCAGAGGCAAAACTATCTGTGCACTTGCTATTGCAAAACATAAAAAAGCTAAAAAAATCATCATCACAAACAATCGACTAGCTATTCTGAATGGTTGGATAGATGCAGTCAAGTTTATGAATTTTGATAAAGGTGTTGAGATTATCATTCAGACAGATAGATATCTTCAAAATCAAGTCAAAAAGGGGCATAAATTAGATTGTGATGTGCTGATAGTAGACGAATGGCAGAATATGTCTTCTGACAAACAAGTGGCCTTATATCGCAAAATAAAGCGAAAATACACGATAGGTCTTTCAGCGACACCAATTCGGAAAAAAGGACAAAATTTCTATCCGCTTGAAAAAACGGTATTTGGTTGGGCAACCCCAAATAATAAATTTGACTGGCAAAAGACTCATGGAAAAATGGTCTATGATCCATTTAGCTATTCAAAAGAGAAGTGGGAAGATTTTCAAAATTATGAAAGTTATATCTCGAGCTTGCCTAATTTCTTCCGCTGGGAAGACATTGAAAAGATTGAGAATGCCACTGAAAATAACGGTTTTGAAACCAAGTTCTACCCAGTCACAGTTAAAGCTGGAAACCCTGAGAAATTAGCTGAGTTTAGGCAGCTTAACTTGGTCACTGTTGGAGACAAGACGGCTATGGCCAAACAGTCCTTTGGTCGCAAGACCTTTGAACGGTACCTAAATCAAACTGGTGTGATCGTTGATTTTCCAAAGTTGAAACCAGTTAACGCTGATACCCCTCTCATGCTCAAATTGGACGGATTGATTGAAAGAGCACCACACGATATGTTGATTGTCAGTAAATCTAAGCAGATTGTCAACGTCATTAGCGAGCGCCATCCTGAAATTGGAATCTGGACGGGCGATATTCAAGAAGGACTTTATAAGAAATTCGTGGTTGCTACTAGTCAAGTGTTAGGTGTCGGAGTAGACGGCTTGCAACACAAATACCAAACTATTGTCGTATTGGATCCAGTAGAAGAAGGTTCTGGAGAATATGATGATTATCGACAATTGCTCTGGCGCATAACAGGAAGTCGTCAGCAGCATGATGTAAATGTAATTGAATTTTATTATAAACAAAGTATAAATTTCTAATTATCTTTTTATATTTTCTTAAATGCTCGTAAAGCCTTATTCTATGTGCTTTCGAGTATTTTTACTGTAGGAAGATACTTCACGTTTCTTTGCATATTTCCTCATGTCTTAGCTGTCAGAAGTGGTAAATAAGTAGTAAATTCATTTGTACTACTAAGCAACAAGACGCTCCTGTTGCTTCTCTTTATTCAAGCGTTTCATTTCTGCCATTGCAGAATCGAATGTTGCATGTGCGTAATAGTTCAGCGTCATGGCTATATTAGCATGTCCCATAATGTACTGTAATGCCTTTGGATTCATTCCTGCATTTGCATAGTTGGTACAGAATGTATGTCGCAAACTATGTGGAGTGATGTGTGGCAATTTATCCTCGTTATACTTATTGTATTTCTTAACAAGACCTTTCATCATGCCGTTGTAATCACTTGCCACTTTTGGATAGTTCTTTCTATTAAGAAAGAGGAAATCACTATATCCATCAATCTCAACACGCTTATCATTCTTTCGATTCGCTAACACTCGCTTAAATGCTTGATAGGCTTCTTCAACCATAGGAACTTGACGTTCGCCACTTTTGGTCTTTGGTGTTTCAATGTAGTACCCAATTTCAGTATCTCTCAATAGCTGATGGTCTATATTGACAAGACGATTCTCAAAATCTAAATCTGGAAGTGTCAAACCACCAAACTCTGAAATACGAAGACCTGTTTTTAAGAGTATCAGAATTTCATCATAATTTTTGCTGTAGGTTTTATCAGCTTTTGCAAAGGCTAACAGTTTTTCTTCCTGTTCTTCTGTTAGTACGGTCTTAGGGACAGTATCATCATCAAGAACTGCTTTCAGTTGAAAGTCAAATGGATTCTTCCGAACACAATCATCTTGTATAGCAATATAGAATGAAGCCTTTAAAGAACGTTTGTAGTTATTGATGGTTTGATAAGCATAACCATTTTCACTCATTCTAATAGCCCATTCTTTAGCGTCTGATGGCTTAATACTGTCAATACTTCTTACACCTAACTTGTCTTTCTTCAAAATATCCATAAGATATTTGCGTCCAGTTTCAGTGTTTTTTCTAACCTTTGGTCTTTGAGCGTTCTGTTTTGCGTAAAGCTGGCAGAGTGTCATTTTCTTTCCTACAACATCAATACCATCATGAATGTCTTTCTGTAACTCTGCGATTTTCTCTCTAAGTGAGATACAATCACGCTTTCCTGCTGGTACTCGGTCTGTAGCCACAAGTTTCCACGAGTAAACAAATTGCGGTTCTCCAAATGAATCTATATATTTGTATAAGTATCTTCCGTCTTTTCGTTGGCTCTCTCCAGTCTTTAAGATTCGACCTTTATTGTCACGTCTTTTTTCTGACATGGCATTTGCTCCTTTCCTTTATGGAAAGAGCCTTGATACGACTTAATACTATTTTATCATATACAAGACCCTTTGGCGACGCTAGATTGCGTCCAATGTATCTATAATTTTTTCAAATTGTTTTCGTTTAATCTGAATACGATTGCCATTCATAATCAGCCAATTTGCATTTTTATTTTCCTCTGCCAAGCGTCGTAGCTTGTTTTCGCCAATACGAAAATATTTTGACGCTTCTTCAATGGTTAGGGTATAACGTTCCCAAATAGGAATGTCAGTCTGCTTCATAAAATCCTCCTTTCCAAATCACTTATTTGGATTTCATAAAAGTTGTTTTACCAGCAATCGAACAGCTTTAGCAAAGCTCACGGGAGTTCCACCCCTGCATGGTTCTCATGTAGCCATACTCATTGCCTGCGACGGTTTTATCACGCTCGGACTATTGACTGTATGGGAGTATCATTATCACGATAAGAATGTCGTTGCAGGCAATCCTGCTAAAGATTGCTTCTCGGATCACTAACATGAATCGCTCGCTATCTTTATAAGATAGGTCATGGCGGTTAGTTCCGTTGGCTCTTTTCTTATCGAAACGTATTCGATTACTTTTATTCAGTTTTCAAAGAACAATGGCTCGTTAGCCTATCAAAACACATTGAAAGCTCAATATGCTTTGGTGGAATAACAAACCTCCCTGTTCGGGAAGCGTGGAATGGTTTAGCACGCTTCCACGAAAGGAGAGAGGATATTACTTAATTTCAAATGACAAAATCTTTGTAATCAGTCTGGTTTCCATTCTTCCACGTAAGACTTCATCAACGACCATACTTTGATTGCCATATTCATCTTTCATAAGTCGTAGGGAACGCTTCGTTATGTACCCTCTGTAATGATGTAGAATCTGGTTAATCGCTTCGGTATCGCCATCTGTTGCCTTTACAATGAGAGGAAAGGGAATCATAGGATATTGTGTTTTCATTCTTCAAATTCCTCCATAAACTTTTTAATTAAGGCTAGTCCACTGGTTCTATGCCGATAGACAGTAGAACGGTTCAATTTCAACAGGTCTGCAATTTCTGAATCGCTCATGTCCATAAAGTAAAACAGCAGTAGAATTTCACGTTTCTTGTCTGGCAACTCACGTAATGCTTCACTCAACAAATCATTTTCAACGCCTACTGATAACCCATTGAGTGTAAAAATCTGAAAGTCAGTTGAATAGTTATCTGTTGTCGCAAACTGGCTAACAAGATAATCGCCAACATCCGAAAAGGACACCTCACGCTTTGCAATCCTTGAAAGATAAAGCATATAATTCTTTCGCTCGTCTTCCATAGCACGTTTACAGATATAGTCAAACTGATTTTCTATTGTGGTCTGAAAAGAAGATGGTTTCATGTTTCTCACCCCCTTTCTGTCTAGGAAAGGAAGTGAGCCTTGCTCGTTTATCTCCTTTCACTCTTAGTCCCAATGTGAAAGGGGGATTTGTTGCATTACTGATAAATAAACTTTGTAAAAAAGTTCTGAATAGCCAAAAAAGCATATAAACAGATTTATTTCTCTGTTTACATGCTTCTGTTATTCTATCTATATGATTTATAAAACCACATTGGTGGACGTACTTATCTATTGCAGATAGACGACTTTTTTTGACAAGAACCCAATGTAAGGAAATTTATTGTATATGATGTACTTCATGGCGACGTTGACCTCCAACAAACCGCCATTTGGAAGTAATATACAATATTTTAACAGCGTAAATAGCACTACCATATAACGGTTTTTTTTATTGGCGTTTAGTAGTGCTTTTTATTAAATATAAACCTATAAACCATATAACACGTTTTTCTATACCTGTTTTTAATTCAGTAGGAACAATAAAATGTATAGAGGTGGTCTACTATGCGTAAAAAAGAAGATAAATATGATTTTAGAGCCTTTGGTTTAGCCATTAAAGAAGCTCGATTGAAACGAGGTTTAACTCGTGAACAAGTGGGAGCATTGATTGAAATTGACCCACGGTACTTAACTAATATTGAAAATAAAGGGCAACACCCCAGCATACAAGTTCTTTATGACCTTGTATCGTTACTTCATGTTTCCGTTGATGAATTTTTCTTACCTGCTAATAACTTGGTAAAAAGCACCCGACGATTACAGATAGAGAAATACATGGATAGCTTTACAGACAAAGAACTATCCTTAATGGAATCTTTAGCCAGCGGTATCAACGAAGCAAGAAACATCGAAGACTAATTAAAAGAATCCATACATAACGGAAAGAGCCGATAAAATGAGATTGTATTAATCTCATTTTATCGGCTCTGCGTCTTTGCGTCTGGCTCTGTAATCACAGTTACTTTGAACTGCTTTATTTCAATTAAATTTTCTTGTCTGCATTTCGGACAATAGAGGGGGAATTTTTTTAATTCAGTATCTTCCCTTATCTTTAATCGTGTTTTATTTCCACATACAGGACACAATATCCACTTGTAGTTTATAATAACTATCTCCTCCTTTACACTTTAATTCAAATCTTTATTAAAAAATATTTCATCTTATTTAACAAGAAACCATATTTATATAACAACATAAAATACACTAAGTTATTTTATTGAACATATATCGTACTTTATCTATCCGACTATTTGGACGACGGGGCTGGCAAACAGGTTCACCGGTAGTAACATGGTACCCTTTTAACTCTGTTAAACAAACACTACGTCCATTTGTAAAGAAAGTTAAATCACTACGATATTCTTGAATACACCGAGCAGGGATTTCTCCACTAAGAATGACCTCATTATTTTTCAATTGAGTGTCTACGATGTTCGCACAATATTTAGGAGCATCGTTGTATGCTCGTGAAAGATATTCCTGTGGCGCATAAATTTTAAAACTAAGATATGGCTCTAACAATTCTGTTCCAGCTTTTTTTAAGACTTGTTCCAATACAATAGGAGCAAGCATCCGAAAATCTGCTGGGGTACTAACAGGGCTATAGTATAAGCCATACTTAAAACAGATTTTACAATCCGTCACATTCCAACCATATAATCCTTGTTCGCAACCATAGCGTATCCCTTCCATAACTGCATTTTGAAATGATTGATTTAAGTATCCAAGAGAAACCGAGCTCTCATACTGCATTCCACTTCCCAACGGAAGCGGTGATACAGATAAACCAATGGAAGCCCAGAAAGGATTTGGCGGCACTTCGATGTGAATGGTATATTCTGCATTTTTTAACGGTCTCTCCATATAAATGACTGTAGGCTCTTTTAGTTCTATCTCCACATGATACTTTTCTTGCAACAGTGCACTAATCACTTCCATTTGTACTTTCCCTAAGAAAGAAAGTATAATTTCATGTGTCGTAGAATCCACGTAATATCGTAGAAGCGGATCACTATCTGAGATTTCCAAAAGGGCATCAAGCAACATTTCTCTCTGTTCAGGTTTACTCGGTTCAACAGTTGTTTGTAGTAGAGGGTGCGGATTTTCAATCTTTTTTCTCTGTGGCAATAGTTTTGTATCTCCAAGAACACTATTTAACTTCAAAAACTCATTTTGCAAAATAACAATTTCTCCAGAATAAGCTCTATCAATCTTACATAATTCACCATTTATTGAAGTATACATTTCTGTAACTTTTATTTTTTCTTTTTCTGATACTCTAACCGAATCTCGTAAATGTAGTACTCCACTATAAAGGCGTATATATGCAAGACGTTGTCTTTTTTTTGTATATTCAATTTTGAAAACATTTCCGCAAAGTTCAGACGGACCTCGATGTGTTGATGAATAAAATTTATTCGTAATCACTTCTATAAGGTTATCAATCCCTATATTGTTTTTTGCACTTCCGTGATAAACAGGGAACAGGGAACAATTATGAAATCTTATGCTTTCCTCTTGTTCGAGTTCCAATGCTTCTAATGATTTACCGGACATATATTTCTCTAAAAGGTCATCGTTTCCCTCTATTACCGTATCCCATTGTTCAGATTCGGTAAAGTTCGTCACACACATATTAGGATACAGTTCTACCTTCTGTTTGATTACAATTTCGGCAGAAAGTTTCTCTTTAATATCCTGATAAACCGTTGATAAATCAATTCCATTTTGGTCAATCTTATTGATAAAAAAGATTGTGGGAATCCCCATTTTCCTAAGTGCATGAAATAATATACGAGTTTGTGCTTGTACGCCATCTTTTGCAGAAATCAGTAGAATTGCCCCATCTAAAACTGATAATGAACGATATACTTCTGCTAAGAAATCCATATGTCCTGGCGTGTCTATGATGTTCACCTTCGTATTTTCCCACTGAAAAGAGGTTATTCCTGTCTGAATTGTAATTCCTCTCTGACGTTCTAAAAGCGTATTATCCGTCCTCGTTGTACCTTTGTCCACGCTTCCTAATTCTGTAATCGCTCCACTGTTATATAATAAGCTTTCTGTTAAGGTAGTTTTTCCTGCATCAACATGAGCTAAAACTCCAATATTAATAATTTTCATGTGATTTTCCTCCATTCAAAAACCCAAAAGGGCATCTAATTATTTGTTCCCGCTATCAAATTGACAGTTTATTTAAGAATACCTTGCCGCATATTTATTAACTCCTTTTAAATAGTCACTTAAATAATAGCACGTAAGAGCATATTTGTAAAGGAATCTCCAATTTTTTATCAAAAAGAGTACATGATTACAAAGTATCTGTAATCATGTACCAATATTTGTTATTTTACAATCTTCCAATTACTCCCGTTCTTTTCAAGTACCAAATCAAATTGAGATACCTGCGTTGCTTTGGTCTGCTGGTCGATATACTCCACTGTCAGCGATACCGTGACTTGATTATCCTTACGATTGTGAATAGGATTTACCAGTTCTTGAAAGATGTACTCTTTTCCGATTGGTTTTAATATCCCGTCATTCACATAGTAGGAAAGTTCACTGGCTGTCGCTGTAGGATAGAGCTTGAAGAACGTCGTTAAAAACTCATTGATTTCATTGGTTGTAATGGAATCAACCGTCCCCTCACTTTCAATGGCTTTTGGTTTATAACTTGATTTCTTAGGTATGTTGGTAATGGTCGGATTCTTAACCAGTACCATATTTCCAGAACCATCTACATAGACACTCACTATATAAGCAGAGTGGACGGTCTTTGTATTTTCTCCCTCTGTAATGAGCTGGTCTACACTGTAGGTTACATTAAACTCATTGTCGCCAGTTGGCTCTACCGTCCATATCTGAAATCCTCTTACAGAAGACGATACAGGAATATCTTTGCGTACTGTATCAACATTGAGAGCTTGAAGTTCATCTGTCAGATAGCCTTTTAGACTTTCCATTCGATTATCAATGGACTTATCGGATTGCTCCCATGAATAGTAGACTTTCGCAAAGTTCTCTACAAAATTTTCTACATGATGAGTATCAACGTATTCCTTTTCTATGATAGTTGTTTCGTGAATAGTATGAGTATCTATAGCTGTAAAGTGCTTGAATATCGCAAAGCTGAAACTAAGCCCTAAAAGTACCCACAAGGCAATCACAACCTTTTTATGAGGATTGACCTTATAGACACGAGGTTTCTTTTCCTTTGGTATCTGTTTTTCTTTATTCTGATTTTTTCTAAATTTCATCATTAAATCTTCCTTTCTCATTGTTTGATTCGTCCTGCTCCCACTAAATGCTGTTGCCAGTAGGGGCTTGTTAAGTCGGCATAACCGATTGGGTCGCCTGCATGAAACATACGGTTATTGCCAAGGTATATCCCAACATGAGTAATATAAGAGCCAGCGTTATAGGTAGAATGAAAGAAAACCAAATCGCCAGCTTGTGCTTCCGATAGTGGGATATGCTGGGTCACATCATATTGCTGTTGTGCGGTTCGTGGTAAGTTAATTCCAGCTTTTCCATACGTCCATTGTGTCAGTCCGCTACAATCAAAAGAAGTAGTCGGGGAAGCTCCACCGTAAACGTATCGCCAGCCCTCATATTTCAGTGCTTCGTCCATGATGGCTTGTACCGTATCATCATCAAACTCTGTTGTGACAAGATACTGCGTTACCAGTTGCACATAAAACATATTGCCATAGTTGTATCGCCAGCCCCCATTGATAGGTATGGCTATGGGATTGGGGTAAGACACTTTTTCGCCACCTGAATACTCTTTTGAGAAACTTTGAGCCAGTTCAAAGGTATATTTATTTCCACGATTAGCCACATACCCTAAGAAACCACCACCATAATTGTAGGACTGGATAACCGATTCTAAATCTACACTGAGCCTTTCGCTACTGGCTAATAATTCACTGAAATACTTCACACCTTGCTTAATGGATTCTTCTGTACTCAATGAATTAGGTGGAAGACCGAGGGATTCCGAGGACTGCATAACATCTTCCGCAGTACCGCCCGATTCCACCTGTATAATCGCAAGAAGTATGTTGACATATTCTTCAACGCCATATTCTTTGGCATATTTTTCTACCATAGGCTTATGAGCCAGCACTTCTGCGGAAACATTCACACCTCCATAATGAATATTGGAAATTCCGCTGTCCTGTTCATCTGAAAATAAAATGGCAACAAACAGAAGCAGTGAGAAGACCATCAAGAATAATCCAGAACCACCAATCACTAAAGTTTTCAACTTCATGGTTTCTTACCGACTTTCTTAATGGTGGCGGTTTTGATTGGTGGTCTACTTCTTGTATTTTGTAGTGGTACTCTTTGAACAGTAGACGGACGTTCTTTTGTGATTGGACGTTGTGAAGTTCTATCTGCTGTAGTGGTTGAAGTTGCTGGCTTTTGAACGGTTTTTTCTTGAACGGTATTGCCTTGGCGTTCCACTTTTGGACTTGAAAAATCGGACTTAACTGCTGGACGCTCTTGTTTGGCTTGTTGAGATTCCTTATATGAAGTCTGAATATTAGACTGTTTTGAGGTCTGTTCATCATGATATTGTTCTTGTCTTGTAGTCGGTCTTTCATGAACAGAAGAAGCAGGCTGTTTTTTCTGTTTGACCTGTTCCATTTCAGAGCGACGCTTCGCAATGGTTTTTCGCCTTTGTTCCTGCTGTTCCTTGCGTCCACTGGCTCTGTCCGCTTTGGTTTGAGAAATACTACTGGTTAAATCACGGACATTCTCTTTTACTTTGGATTTTCCTTGATATACTGCATATCTTGCATTGGTCGGCAAATCTTTAACCTGTTCTTTCAAACCACTAGCAGTGTCTACCATTCTGTCTTTGGTATCAGCTACTGTACCGATGGTTTGACCGATACGTTTTCCAAGTGTTGATTTTTCCTTTCCGTCTGGTCGGGAGTGATCTGCTTGTGTCCTTGCAGAACTCCCCGAACCCGACTGTCCTTTTTTACCTGTAACAATGGCAGACCCAGCCCCTAGAGTAGTCATGGAACGTCCAAGTTTCCGCTGTAGACGGTGCATGTGAGCGTGCATAAGCATACGAGGTTTTCTCATCACACGACTTCCCACACTTTGAGAATCGTTACTCTGTAGAGAAAACATACTCATTAAATCGCCCAGCTTGAAGTAGATTCCTGCAAAGGTCACAATCTGTAGAAAAGCAATCAAAAAGAACGGATAACCAGCCGATAAGGTATAGAGCATGGTTGAAATACTAAATGCTGTCGTAATAATCAATGTGATTCCAGCTCGTGTCAAAATGGTATTAAAGAGCTTTGTTATGGCTCGTTTTGACATACCATCAAATGATGGAATCATGCTTAAAATAAAGCTCACAGGCAGAAACATAGCATAGATGATAAAAAGTACCTGCGAGAAAATCATGATTCCTGTTAATAGGAATACAAATATGGAAATCCCAATATTGAAGACAAATAGGAAGAAGACTGTACCTAAACGGTTAATGGTCTTTGTAATGGTTAGATTGGTATTGCTTCTGTCTTCAATTTCTTCCGCAACAATTTTTTCTCTGTCTTCGCCATTGTTGGAATCTGGGCTGGTGGAGAGCAGGCTTTCCACACGGTCAATACCGATACTTTCAATGTCTGAACTGTTGTATTGAAGCAGTAGCCACGGTTGCTGAACCTGTATGGAAAACAGGCTATCTCTGATTAAGTCCACGCTGTCCTTGCCTTGACTATCGGAATGGGGCATGACAATCTTCGTGCCAAGTGATAAACTGGCATTACTGATGTCTGATGAAAAGTCATTGATTTTTTTAATGTAGTCGGGAGCGTAGGCAATAAAGGAAGCCGATAGGATAAACACCAGCACAAAATTCATAATGGCATGAATTGCCTTTGTGGTTTCTCTCTTTATCAGTCCCGTATAGGCAACATAAACCCCAAGAACCAAAATCAAGAGTAAGAGGAATCCAACATAGAAACCCTCTGTTGAAAATCCGTTTGCACTCACACCAGCTAAGGTCTGCATATTCTTACCAATGGAATCTGCTGTAGCGGAAATGAAGTCTAAGGAATAGGCTTCCTGTACTAAGTAACCTGTCGCATTGGAAACATACAAACTGATTGTCCAAATAAAATTGGTAATGGCATATAGTCCATACATGACCTGTTTTCCAATCCCGTCCGACCAGTTCCACGGAAGCCAGCCCCAGCTATTATCCACATAAAAATCCAGTTGATAGTTTTCAAGTGGGTATCGGCTGTATTCATTTGCCACATTGACCGTATCATCTACCAAGCCCGCAGCTTGAACCACCGTTCCCAGCATGGCTAAAAGAAAAATGGCAATCACAAGTGTGAAAGCCACTGTCATTGCCACTTTACCTAGACGTTTCAGCGTCCAGTTTGATTTTATTCTGTTTACTATTGATGGTTTCACATTTACACCTCTTTTCGCACAGGTGGTCTGGTATCAAAGGCATGGAGCAGTTCTTCAAATACAGGGTGGAACTGTATCACACCGACACGACCATATAAATCACTGATAAGGCATTGCCCGTTTTCCAAATCACGCAATCGCTTCTGATTGTTTTCGTCCTCTGGGTCTACACCAAAAAAGGCTAAGGTCTTTTTAATCTCGTTAAGGTCAGTGGAACGAAATGCAAATTTTAAGCCGAGGTTATTTTTCAGTTTTTCATCTAAGAGGTCGTCTGTATTTTGGGTCACGAAATATACCCCAGCGTTCATAGCACGACCAGCCCGAACCAGCTTCATAGATAGTGTTTTTCCTTGTGCTACCTGTAAAAAGCTCCATGCTTCGTCTAAATCTACAATCTTGAAAATGCTTCGGTCTGTATGGATAAAGTCTAAAGCAAAGGTACTAATGACAATCAGCATAGCAACGGATAAAAGCTCCATAGTGGTATATTCCTCAAAGGAAGTTTCCTTGTCGGGAAGTACCAAGTCCGCAACCTGTATAATGTTCAGTTGTTTTTCTAAGCTGATAGACTGCTCCACATAACCATTACTGAATAATAAATGTGCAAAGTCATAGTCTGTAAAACTTTCGATATGGTCGGCTATACTGGTACTTAGTGGCGTATTCTCAACCCGTAATTCCTCAATCACTTTCATCAACCCTCGTACTTCACTATTGGTTACTGCACGAATGGCTTTTCTAAGGATTGGGAAGCGTTCCCCATCACGAGAGGAAATCCCCGTAAGGAATGTCAGAATATCAATAGCCAGTGATTCAGAATCTTTGGGATTTTTCATAATCACATAAGGGTCAAGTAAGCCTTTGTTTTTCTCATCAGAAGTCAGAGTGACGATATTGATTTCATGGGAAATCTCTGGCAAGGTTTCTTTCCATCTGCCACGTTCTGCTTTTGGGTCTACAATCACTGCTTGTGCCCCATAAAGCACCGCATAATAGACGATAAGGTTATTCGCAAAGGATTTACCACCACCCAGCGAACCAACAAAAGCCGACGCTAACGCATTGGTTACTGAACCCTTAACCCCTTGACTGGCAAGAGCAGGTTTCAGATAGACATTGCGTCCAGTATCTAAGCTGTAGCCAACATAAATCCCCTCATTTTCCCCCAGCATTTGAGTAGCACCAAAACCTAAACCAGCGAGGAAATCAGAGGTCACGTATTGAATATAATCATTCATATAACGCTTGCTGGCAGGTAAAAATTCTTCATGTAAGCCGAGCATATCCCCAAATGGTCGTACCAGTTTTACGCTTAAATCGTCATAAAAATCTTTCACTTCATTACAACGACGTTTGAGTTCGTCAAGATCATTTGCTGATACCCTTACCACATAAGACAGCTTGTACATAGATTCCTTGCTTTGGTCTAAATTGGTTTCCAGCTCATTCACACTTTCCAGAGCTTCCGCCACATTGGAGCTGGTTTCATTATCACTTTGCCAAGCGTGGTTATCCAAGTCTTTCAGTTCTTTCTTTTTATTGCGGACAGTAGATAGGGCTTTACGATTCGCTACAATTTCCACATTCATTGACGTATCAATCGGGAATGTAAATTGCTGTTGCTGGTAGTAGAAGATTTCAGAGGACGGGAAGTCCAGTTCTCCGACAATGCTGTTAATGGTAAAGTAAGCTACATAGACGGTTTCATCTTCCTGCTGGATTTTCAAATATCGCTGTTTTTCTTCCACCAAACAGCGAGTAGGCTTAATCAAGTCATAGTATTTAATCAGCGTTTCATTATCCAGCTTTTTCTTTGATAGATGGTACTCATACTCTTCATAGGCAGTGCCTGTCTGTCCGTAAAGGTGTTCAATCAGATAGCCGAAGTCGTCCTTATCTAACCTGCGGATTTTGAAACGACGAGAGATTTTATTTTCTAAGAGCTTTTCCATCTTCTGAAAACGCAGGATTTCATCATTACTCATACTAACAAAATCGCCCATCAGCTTATGGTTCACATCATAGACAAAATCAGACAAAGCATTTTTTGCTTCAACGGTAAGACTTTTCATAGAAAACTCCTGATCGTTGAGAAGCAACTTAAAGCCGATAAAGAAACGGTAGTTCACTTGATTTTCGCCAATCATGGATATTAAAGCGTCTGTCTGTTGGTCGATTTTGTCATAGGCAACCGCTTTGAGCTTGCCAGTGACTTCATTTTTGGAACGCTCTTGTGCAGAACGTATGCTGGATTCTGTACTGATTTGTAAAGCATGAATTTTGCCATCACGATTTTGTGCGATAAGCTGTCTGAAAGAATCATGCACTTGTATTTTCTGTTCTGGACTTAGAAATGAGTAATTGTAAGGAACAAGCTCATAGTAAGCATAACATTCCCCGTCTTTATTCCAGACGAGATTGTTTTCAATGTATTTAATTGGATATGCCATAAAATTCACTCCTAACTGCTGTAATGGCTTCTTGTGGCTGGTTTCTGCCAAGCGTTACTTTTTTTCCTGCATAGGTCAGCTTTGGTCGCAGTGCATAAGCAATGACAGACTTCAAAAATCCATAAGGCTTTTTACCATCAAAAGTTTTTGTAGACATAAACCATGTGAAAGCCACAGGAATCCCAAAGTATTTGAGAAATGCTCCCTCTATCATGGAAAGAGGGGGCAAGTTGCCAAGTATCATCACTGCAAAGAGTGACACGACAAACCATGTCATTTGCGTAAAGGTTATGGGAAACGGAAGTCTAAAATCATTGATAGAATACAGTACCTTTTCCACAGACCAGATACTGGTATAGCTTCGTATTTTCTTCATGTAATCAATCCTTTCATAAAAAATAGGGGTAGCTGATTGAGCCACCCCGTAAAATAGAAAATCTGCCAGTAGTAATGTACCGACAGATTTAATAGACGATTTCAAAAATCCCATGATTGGTTGAGATAAACGTTCCTGAAAGGTCTAAATCCCGACCATAGGCTTGATAATCAATATAGTTTTGAAGACTAGCTGGTACTTCGCCTAAAGCACCCGTTTCTTCAATGTAGTAGCGTGCCACGTCATACATATCATCACAATCGGAATGAATGATAATATCCTCTTGATGTTCGCTTAGTTCTTCAATGCTTGAAAAATGAGTGAGCAGAGCAGATAGCTCCGATTGTAATTCTTCGGGTAATTCCGATACCATTTCCCATAGTCGATTGAGTTCGCCAATGGAAGTGTATTCGTCAACCGTAAAGGGTAACTCGTAGTCATGAATGGCGTATTCCTCATATTCATCATTCAAGCCGATTTTCTCTTTGACTTCCTCAAAGTCAATGGGAAAGGTAAACCACGCACCGACCAATTCGCCCTCATTGTATTTGCCTAAATTCGCAATATAGACTTGCATATCGTCCATATATTCACGTCCTTTCTTTGTAGAGATTCAAAAATCCCTACCGCACTTCGTTTGGTGTACCATTCCTTTGCGGAACATAAGAAAACCACTTATATTCCACAAAAGAACGGTTTTATTTAAGCACCAATAATGCGATTGAATAGCTCTAGTAAAATGTCTTTTACTCCAGCAGCGTTGAAGACTAAGCCAACCGCAATAATCGCAATAATTAAAAAGCCAATCAGTTTGCTAAACTCACGCTTGAAGCCAAGATACAAGCCAATCACAACGATTGCTAAAAGCACCAGTGATTGAGCGTTTGATAGAAACCAGTTATAAAGGTTTTGTCCAAAATTCATAAAAATGTTCTCCTCTCTATATTCAATGAATTTGTATTTGAGTTATTTTTTTGTTGTTATCACGTCCTGTTCTTTTACTGACTGTTGCTTCAAAATCTGCTTGTGTCGGTCTGTCAGTTTCGCATGGTCGAGAATGTCTTTTACAACCTGCGTCTGGTTGATTTCATCAAGTTTAATCGCAACCTTTAAGGTCGGGGCAACTTGATGAGATAGCCAGTTCAGCGTCCTTTGGAAGGAGTAAGGCTCTGGTTTTGTGGTTAGTTTTAATCGTTCACGATTGTTCCCAATAAACCAAGCCCATTCTTCATTCAGTTTCCAATCAGAACGAGGTTTGGAATCGTCTTTATCTACAAAACGGATATACCGATTGATAATTTTAAAGGCGGTATGCTCTGGATTGTCATAGACGAGTAAATCACGGACTGCATAATAGGCACGCTCATTTTTCAATCGAATCTCAAAACGGTTTTTTACTTCTGCGTCTTCAATGGGAATATCATTTTTCTTGTACTGCTCGTAGTCCTTTTCATAGATACAGAAATAAACTTCACTTTGTAATGAACCGATATAGAGGGTGTTTCCCATACATTCCTTTTCCTCTTTGCGTACCAGTTCGCCACTGCGATAGCTTTTAAAACTGCGGAAGACGGAGATACATTCTTCCTGTTGGCACTTTTCAGTGAGTACAGGGATATTTAAAATCCCTGTCTTATCGTTAATGGCAAGGTCAAGGCGTTTCATCACACCGCCAGCCACCAAAACGTCCATAAAGAACTCATACCAGCTTCTTTGTTGTGCCAGAAGATAGCTTTCAAATTGTCTGCACCCACGACCTTTCAATTCCACCAGAACTCCTTTGTCCAGTTCATGGGAGCAAAGGACGAATATGTCGCCTAAAGCATAATGCTCTGAATAAGAATAGAAACCATAGTCCTCATGAAGAAAATAGGACAGTTTCAGTTGTAAGATGTTTTCGACCACCTGCTGTACGTCTGTTGTCGGAAAGCGAATTCTTACATAATCAAACAGCATTTCAAGGGGAGCGTCGGGATTGAAGCGTTCCAGAGCTTCCCAAAGGGACTGCTGTAAATCCTCTGATGGCTTGACTTTTCCTGTTTCAATATCGCTTAGATACTGCCTTGTAATACCAGTCGCAACAGCTAAACGGTTTTGAGATAGTCCATAAGCCAAGCGTTTTTCTTTTAAATGCTGTAACCAAGTTTGTTCATTCAGTAAAAATCCCTCCAATCAAAAAGGCGTATGTCAACTTTTAAAGCCCATTTGACATACGCTGAAATTTTGTAAATCCCTTGTAACCAAAGGATTTTCTAATGTTTTTTTGACTGTTTCCTGTCGATTTGTACCCCCCTGTTAGATACGGGGGGTTAAGTGCTGGCGTGGCTATTGCCACACCAGCCAGCAAGATCAGTCCACACCTGCGACTTCCGCTTCGCACGTCGCCTGCGTGGACTGTCTGCTGTTGGATAACTTTTTAATTTCCTCCAAGAAATCATATCCTTTTGGTACAAGGGGAGTATAAAACTCTGATATGACACTTGTTCCTACATCAACATAGCCACGACCTTTGATTCGCTTTAAGAAGAAATCCTTTTGTACGTCACTGCCAAACATCATGCCATAGCCCATTTCAGACATACGACCTAAAGCCACTCTGAAATTAAACTGATCACGGATTCCGTCGCCTAAATATTTTGCGTCTGGACGTTGACAAGCCAGTATTAGAAAGAAGCCAGCTTGACGACCTAACATGACAATCTGTTTCAGCTTATTCATAACTGCGGTGTTTTCTTTTGTTCCCAGCATTTCCATGAAAGCGACGTATTCATCAAAGATTAAGAAGTGTGCCGGGAGACCTAAGTAAGCATAATTTTTGCCAGTCTTATAGTTCTTCATCTGCTTCATTTCCTCACTACGTTTCATCATTTCTTCATAGAATGTTTCAATGCAAGAAAGCAAGTCTTCTTTTCTATAGTAGACATTTGCCATCACAGAACCTAAGTCCGCAAGATCAGCATTTTTCGGGTCAAGAATATACAGTTTTGAATCTGTATGAAGCAAGGCTTCAATCAGTGTCAGTATAAAGTAAGTTTTACCGCCACCTGTACCACCAGCAATCAACATATGAGGGAGCTTATCATATTCCCACCATACGTTTTTCATTAAGCGAAGTTTACCATCTTTAGCTTCTACTTCATCAATAGAAATACGACTGGCTATGGTGTCATAGAGCAAAGTATATTCCACATAGGAATCCTTTAACTCTTTATCCGTCAGCTCACAGTACAAGCCACTCTCTAATTTCTTTTCCAAGTGTAAGAGTTGGTCTTGATATTTTCCCAGCGTGATTTCCACCCGTATCTGTATCAAGCCATTTTTAAGTCGATAATACATTTTAGGGAAGTAGGTTATCTTTTCCTTTGTACGACCAGCACTATCTTTAAAGAAACCCTCTGTTTTGACCTGTTCAGATTCATACCACTTGTTTTCAAGTATCATCTTTGCCAGTTTTTGACGGTGGTAAAGTTGTTTAACCGTATCATAGCGAACCCGTTTGAATACAAACGCTACCAGCAAGCAGATAAGAATTGCGACACTGAAACTGATAATTAAATAGGGAATGTCAATCTTATCTGCTTGTGATAGGTTAAAATCCTGCCAGTTGATCTGCTGGATTGTCTTCACATGAAACAGTCCGACAACCAGCAGGAAAACAGGCAGGAGTGACGCTATCGTAAAATGAAAGACTAAATCTTTACCAGATGGGCGAATCCTTTTACCACGCTGTTTCATGCGAAAAAGTCTCCTTTCTACCTAGCGACTATTTGTCTTGTGTCGGTTCTTTCTTTGCTTGTGGTTGAGCTTTGAATGAACTAGAATCCTTTGTCAGCACAATATCGTCTGCCTTGATATACCAGTCAACATCTGCTCCTTGATAGGTGGCAGTAGCAACGGTGTCCGCAATGGGATTGATAAGTTCCACCCGTGCGTTATAATCAAACTCTTTCAAAGGCACGCTGGCAGGAATACTTACTTGAATCATGCGTCCTTGTCCTTTGGATTTTAAGTCATAGGTACGTTCCTTGATTTCATCTGAAACCGACCCGTCTTCATTTTGGATTCTCACTTCACGACGTAGAGCAGAGAATTTCAATTCTCCAAAAGTCGTGTCTTTATCTAATACAATGCCATTTGCTAATCTCATCATTTTTCCTCTCTTTCTTTATTCTTTTATCATGTCGTCAGCATGTAAAAGGTAATTTGTAAAACCACGAGTGCCGATTTTGTAGCCCTCTGCGGTAATACGTGGATTGACTAACTTCACACGTTCCTCAAAGCCGAAATGTTTTTCGCCAGCTTCAGCAGGAAGCACCACCACAATATCATCTGCTCTTTGAACATCAGAATAGAGATTATAGCTTCTTGATAAGACAGTTAGCCGTCCGTTGATTCTTCGCTGAACGACTTTATCCTCGCCAGCAAATTCTAAATTGCCGAATGTTTTTTCCATGTTGGGAATCACAAATTTAAGTTCCATATTTTTACCTATCCTTTCTTTTTTATTGGCTGAATGAATGTTTGATGGTCTTAAAGAGTGGGGAACGACCTTTTGATTCTTGATTTTTTGTTTTCATAAGTTCACTTCCTTTCAAAATCGGGTAAAAAAATAGACACCTCATTTTTTGAAGTGTCTACCTATTAAATATTCAAATTTTATTGGAAGTATCTTTATATCTTCACTTTTCAAGGATAAATCGTCGTATCAAAGCTCATTCATAAGTAGTAAATTAGTAGTAAATTGAGTGGTTTTGACCTTGATAAAGTGTGATAAGTCCAGTTTTTATGCGGATAACTAGATTTTTATGCTATTTTTGGTACAAAGAAAGTTAAAAAAAAGAGGAAAACAAAATGAATAAAACAACTGAAATGATCGTATTTCGTAGCCGTAAAACTGGAGAATTTCTTAATTCTTACAAGGACAGAAGTTCTTTAGCATTTGCAGCTGACTTTTGCAGCTTGGAATATTGTTTGAAGCTTCCTCGTAAAAAATACGAAGACAACAAAAAGACTTACAAGGCTCTTGCTGCAGCTTTTGACTATGAAATTGTCGCAGTTGAAGCGGAATACAAATTGACCTATCCGAATGGATCAGAAGTTGAACCTATCAAGCGTGACCGTTCATCAATTGAGGACATGATTAAGGATATTATTGGAGGGGTTCTCTAATGGCATTTACACTTCCAGCAAATAAACCACAAGTTCCTAAAGATACCCCACGAAATTTTTTCATCTACGGTGAAACCATGAGCGGAAAGTCTTATCTTGCAAATGAATTCCCAAATCCAATCGTTTTGAACACAGACGGGAATGCAGAAGCTAACACTGTTCCAAGCATTCAGCTGATCAATGAAAAAGATGACAAGGGACGAATTACCAATTCAGTAATTAAGCAGCTTGGAGATATCTTGCTTGCTCTCCAGACACAGAAGCACTCTTATGAAACAGTCGTTATTGATGTAATTGACGATGTTATTGAAATGATTAAGATTGCAGTTTGTGATGAATTAACCCCAGTTGGTAAACCTCGCTTGAAATCCTTGTCGGAAATTCCATACGGCAAAGGATACGACTTCTTTAACCAAGCTATCACAGAATTAGTCATTGACCTCAAAGCATTGCCAATGAATGTTATTTACATCAGCCGTCAGGTATCTGAATATGATGACAATGGCAATGCCACCAAAGACAAGCCAAGCTTGAAAGATAAGTATGTCAATCTTATCAATGGAAACTCTGATTTGATGATCCACACTGAAAAACTCGGCAACAACTACAACCGTGAGGTTGACCGCAAGCGTAAGACCTATTATGCGGACCAGGTTGATGACAAGGCCATCTTGAAAATCTTGGCAACTATCCGTGGGGCTGTTGAGCCTGCAAAGGGCAAGCTAGCCCCTAAAAAAGAAGCAGCTAAGACAACTAAACCAGCTAAGACCGAAAAAACAAAAGAGGCACCTAAGAAAGAAGTTGACTCTGATGATGAACTATTTTAAGAAATAAAGGAGAATACACATGAGCTTACTAGATATCGCAAAATCAATCAAAAAAGAGGGCTTTGACCCACGCAAAGACAGCGCCAACGGTCCTGCACCAATCCCAGCTGGTACTTATCCAGTAGTCCTGAAGAAAGCAACCTTCAACGTATCGGACAAAGGCTGGGAAAGCCTTGGTTATCAATTTGAAATCCGTGGCGGTGATTACAGTGGACGCTCTGAATTTGCAACATTTGGCACACTGACTGAATGGAACGGTAAGAACCTTGACTGGGCAGTTGAACGCACTATGAAATTCTTTATCAAAGCCTTGGTCCTTGCTGGCGACAGTATGCAAGGAAATGAAGAAGACGGTAAAGCCTTGGAAGAGGCTCTAAAACGTAAGGCAGTTGGCTCTTACTACAACCTTGTTATCTCTGTGACTAAGGGGAAAGATGGCCGTGAGTTCCGAAACTATGACCTTGAAGAAGAAGAAGCGCAACCGCTGACTGAAGCTGATATTGATGACGATGACCTCCCTTTTTAAGAAATAACAAGTTCTGGGTCATTGATGAAACTGATGAGGAATTTGGTCCTTTCACGACAGTAGAAGAGGCTTATACAGCTATGCTAACATACTTGGATATGACTGAAGCCGAATATCAGTCAAACTATACGGCCCAGGAACTTGTTTATATTTACAAAGAGGAGAAAAAACCATGCCGTCGATGAAAGAATACGCATTACAGTACCAAAAGTTAGGGTTCTCAGTCATTCCAATCAATCCTAAAAACAAGATGCCTTTGATTGATTTTGCTGATAAGCCAGCCATGACTCCATCTGAGATTGAAAACTTTTGGGACGGCTACCCTAATGCAAACATTGCCCTAAAGACTACCAACTTCTTTGTCATTGATATTGACAAACACGGCAAATCGAATGGTTTTGAATCGCTAAAAAAATGGAAACATCTAAATTTAATCGAACCGACACTGCAAGCTAAGACGGCTAGTGGCGGTAAACATCTATTCTACTTCAAACGAGAAGATGAGCCGATCACTCAGATGATTGGATTCTTGCCTGGTGTTGATATTAAGGCTCACGAAAATAATTATGTGTTAGTCGCACCCTCTGCCACAGATAAAGGGCAGTATGAGTGGGATCTGGAAAAGTCTAAGGAAGGTGGCACGATGGTCACTCCTTCAAAAGATTTAATCCAGTCTATAAAAAAACAGTATGGCGAAACTCACGGTTATAAGTATGATGGTAAGGACGGTCTTAGGGATTTAGTTAGACGTTCACATACTAGAGACCGAACACAGACTACAGATCTCTTTGAAACCATCGCCCTTGGTTTTGGTGATGAAGGTGGACGAAATGACAAACTAGCAAAATTCGTAGGTGGTCTCTTATATCGTGCGGTCGACGATGGTGTAGTTGTTCAACTTGCAAGATTAGCAAATGCAAATAGTCCAACCCCTTTGCCTGAAAAGGAAATGATGCGTACTATTGAAAGTATGATTAAAAAAGATAGGAGGTGATTGTGATTGGTAATGTAGTAAGTATTGACTCACAACCTAAGATGATAACGACTGCCAAGGGAGACATCAAGGCCAACAGTCCAAGTAATGTGTTGATGTCTTTCAAAGCTGATGATCAGTTGAGTATTTACCTAAAGCACAACGATTTTTCCCAAGAGCATGAACTCCTTAAAGATATCAAGATCGGCAACACTCTTTTTAAAAAAGGTGAGCTCCCTTCTAACTTTGATTCAGTCGTAAAAGTTTACTTTGAAAGTGTGTTAGGTGTTGCTTTCTCTAGCCAGGCGATGCTGGACGGCATGGAAACTTTTTTCTCAGAACGTTCTTACAATCCAGTCATTGAGTATATGGAAAAGGCTGCTGAAAAATGGGATGGTCGTAAACGAATTGACCGAATGCTTCAGGTTTACCTGGGGGCTGAAGATATCCCTTTAGTTTCTAAAATCGCTCAAATGTGGCTAGTTGGTGCAGTTGCTAAAGTTTATGATCCATACGTTAAGTTTGACTATGTTCTGGATCTAGTCGGTGGACAAGGAGTTGGGAAAACATCCCTCCTTCAAAAATTGGGTGGCGAATGGTATACGGATGCCGTAACAGATTTCTCTAATAAAGATAATTACGACATTATGTTAAAGAGTCTAATCGTCAACGACGACGAAATGGTGGCCAGTAATCGGATGAGCTTTGCAGAAACTAAGGCCTTTATTTCTAAAACTAGCCTACGTTATCGTAAACCATACATGAAACGCACAGAAGAGTTTGCCAAAAACTTCATTTTAGCTAGAACTACTAACCAAACAGAATACCTCAAGGACAAAACCGGTGAACGTCGTTTTCTACCAGTTATGGCAGATAGTAAACGGCAAAAAAAACATCCAATGGAAATCGAGCCAGAGACAATTGAACAAATCTGGGGCGAAGCCGTTACAATCTATCGTGCTGGTGCTGATTTGATGTTTGATGAAAATACAGAGGATGAACTGAATATCTACCGTGAACAGTTCATGTATCGTGATGAAGTTGAATTACAAGTGCTTGAATATCTTGATATGCCCGTCCCTGAAAATTGGCAAAACTGGTCTATTCAGCAACAACATCAATACACAAGTAAATATTTCGATAATAGTAGCGACTTTGATCCTGGAAGCAAAAAACTAGATAAGGTCTCAACTCGTGAAATGATGTACAACTTATTTATGAGAAATTCGAATGACAGGAAGCTGTCAACGAAGATTAACATGATCATGGATAATCATCCTGATTGGAAAAAAAGTGTTTTCCGGGCAGGAGGTAAAAGTACAAAAGGGTTCGTAAGAGTGAAAGATTCGGAAAAAACTAATCGGTAGCAATTAAAAAATTATCGGTAGTCATCGGTAGCAGTTGAGGGGGAGATCGGTAGCATTCTACCGATAAAATAGGACATCGGTAGCACATCGGTAGCAGTCTAACCCCTTGATATTACTGACTTTTATTTAATATTTATATATAATGCTACTCTTCTACCTATATTTTTAAAAAAAGTATATAAAATAATAGTAATAATAAAGAAAGCCTATAGAATAGGGATTCTTGAAAAAAACTTTTTACTTTTTAGAATTTATCGGTAGCACGGTAGCAGTTTAGAAAAAAGAGGTAAAAATGTCATACACAGTAACATTATTTTTTGACAACATGGTAGACGAAACTCACTTTTTTAAGAAAGAGAGTGATGCTGCCAAATGCAAGGCTCAGTTAGAAAGCAAGTATCGAGGGAATCGAATGTATAAAGTTAAGCAGGAGAAATTGGAAGAATGAATAAGCAGGAACTGATTAAACGTATCGAGGATTTGCCTTATACAGAGGGGCCTATCGCAGATACAATCGAAATTAATAGAAATTGGATATTGAAATCAATTGAACAGCTAGCCGAATCCGAAATAGGTCACGCAGATGAAGCTCCACGCTACGTAAAGAACATACTAGCACGATTGCGAGAATTGCCATTGCATGATAGAGAGTTTTGGTTAAAGGCTATCATGAGCGAATTTGAACAGGATTTTAGCCATGCAAAATGGCGAGAGGGCTACGAGCAAGGTAAAATTGAGGGTATGGTTGAACGTGAAAAAGTCATAGTTCCGCAGTGTGTGGCGGAATATATAGAATTTAAAAAGAAAAACAATTTTCATGTTTACGGTGCAATGAGAGTAATTGAAGATCATTATGATAAGAAAGTTCCTGATTGGTTTTACGAAAATAACATCGAAAAATTCTGTCTTGCTTGGCTTGACGGCTACGAGGTTGAAAAAGAGAAGCGGTATTTTGTTAAGATTAAAGGGAATATTAAAGAAAATATGTTGGTTTATGGAGAACTTTTGAAAAGGTATTTCTTTACAAAAAGCTTTAGTTTAGACGATGTTATATATTCCCACACCCGTAAAGAACTAGAAAATGCAAAAATCGGCTGGGTGTTTGATTGTGAAGGGTTTGAGATTGAGGAGGTGGAGTGATGAGCCTTACGCTAAATAGCACAATTGGAGACTTAGTTTTGGCAATCGGAGAAATTATCGTTGGTTCTGATGGTAAAACCACTACAGCGATACTGGAGATACCTGATCAAAGCTTTTACTTAGAGATTGAGCTTAAATTGAAGGAGGAGGTCATAAATTGAAACGATTCATAGCTATCTGGATTCTGCTATCTGCTGGATTGAATATCTGGCAGAGTATCTACATTAAAAAGTTAGAAGAAAAGCGCCCTATTGTCGTCTATAAAGCTGATAACGCAGGCGCTGAGATATTCGGTAAAGTCGTCGAGAAAGGACGGCATGGCAAGCTATACACGCTTACCATTCGTGACTACGGGGTGTTCGTGGTTACGAAGGACGTGTATGAGAAAGTGAAAGTAGGGGATGAGGTGTTACTCTAATGGATGATATTTTACAAGCTTTAGCAAAAATGCTAAATATGACTGTTGATGAAGTAAGTTCTTTGCTTACAACATTTAAAGGGAATGCACCACAGATTTATGAAATGTTCGTTAAAGAAAAGATGTTTTATGATCTCTTCAGTCTTTTTCAAATCATGTCAATTGTAATATTTAGTATTTCTGCAGTAGTTTTAGCAGTTTTAACTCTCATATATTTTACATACGATGGTGGTTTTGTTTATTCCTATGATATACGTACAGGAAAAACCGAGGAAGAAATTAAATTAGAACGCATTGAACGGAAAAGAAAGGACTTAAAAATACCACTAAAAATTAGTTGCATTTCATCAAGCGCAAGTTTGATAACATTAGTTATTGCAATTGTTTTAAAAGCAACTCTTGCACCTAATTATATATTCATCGTGAATGAGATTTTACCAAAATTAACGAAGAGATAGGAGTTATCATGAACGCACTAGAAAAAGTCGAACAATGGTTTATCGACCGTGAAATCAAAGACCGAAAAGGTCGCTGGATTGATGGCTCGTTTGTCAAAGAGGAGGATTTGGCATGATACCGAAATTTAGAGTGTGGGTAAAAATAGGAAAACGTATGGTTTTTTCAGATGACATTCTTGCTATTGACTACGAAAACAAAGAAATAGTGACACAACAAGTTTATTTTGAGAATGGTTTACCAGACGATAGAGATATCTATTGTTATGATTTTGACGAAATCGAACTCATGCAATCAACAGGACTCAAAGACAAGAACGGCAAGGAAATCTTTGAAGGCGATATTGTACGAACTACTAGATTTTTGGGTAGAGCTGACGAAATTGGCGGTTTCTATGAGTATGACAAGGAATTTATAGGGATTGTTAAGCAGCTTGAGGGTTCTTGGGTAATTGATACGGGCAGTGACGCAGTATGTTTATGGACTGAAATTGAAGAAAATGAAATCATCGGCAACATCTATGAAAATAAGGAGTTTGGAGGACGCAAATGAGACCTTGTAAATATCCATATTCAGGAAGAAGAAAAAAACAAGAAACGCCGTCGCCAATATTTTCTGCACGACCAATTTTTGACGAAGTTCCAATTGTAGAAGAAGTTAAGGTTGAGTTCGGAGTTGAAGCTAGTATGGGGCGCATATATCCAGAAACGTTAATACATTTAGATATTTCTGGATACGGAAATAGAGTGCATTCAGTACATCGCTTCCCCGGTATTTTACTGAGTGTTGGTGAGTCAATCCAACTAAAGATGCTTTTCTATAAAAGACTTAGAAATTTTACTACAGATCGTTTCTTGACGTTTAGAGAATCTGATTGGAAGTTCTTTATCCGGGACCTGGTCAACGAATTTAAGCATTAAAAAAAGCCAAGACACTCTCTGCCTCAGCTAATAGTTCTCGCAAAGACTATTATATCACAAAGGAGACAGAGAGTGAACAAGGCTAAAGAGCTCTTGAAAGAGTTGCAGGATCTGGACATGGACATCCAAAGCCGTATAGACGAAATTAACGAGCTTGAGGCAGGTTTGCTCTCAAGCCCTAAATGGTCCGAGGTTAAAGTCCAAGGTGGACAGACTAGAAAAGTTGATGATGTCTATACTCAGTTGGTAGTGATGAAAGAGGCTATAGAGCAGGATACTAAAGAGGTCATTAACAGAAAACTTGAATTAGGTAGAATGATCAATAGGCTTAAAAATCCAAAGTACAGGGCAGTATTAAGAATGACTTACATCAACAAAGGCACCGCTGATAGCGTTTGTTATGATTTGAATATGAGTCGTACAACCTACTACAGGTTAAAAAATGAGGCGGTCTTAGCTTTGGAAGAAGTTATCTAACCTCATAGTGAGCTTATGGGACTTTTTGGAACAGCACGGTTCTAAAAATCTGTTAGAATGGTAGTATCAAGAATTGAAAAGAGAGGTCTCAGAATTGGTAGATGGTTACCTGTAATGTCAGGGGGCTGTAATGGCCTTGGAGGTTCAAGTCCTCCCCTCTCCTTTGAGTGTTTGTGTCCCAGAATGAGTTAAATCTTCTGGGTGGGGATTCACATATCACTCATTAACTCCTATCACTCATTAACTTAAAAATGGTTGCGGAAGCGACTGGACCTCGCATGATTGCGTAGCTAATTATATTCCGGATAAGTTATAAGCTAGAGGGTTTGATTCCCTCAGAGGTTTTAAAGACTACAAAAAATAAAAAAGAAGTCAAAATTTAATACGCACGCAAGGTAGTAGTCGCCTTGCAAGAAGGTCGCACATCGTGTGGCTTTTTTGATTGTTTGAAAGGTGGTGATGGAAAATTGAGTGGATTGAGAATAAAACAAAAGAGATTTGCAGATGAGTACATCATCTCAGGTAATGCGACGGAAGCCTATAAGAAAGCAGGTTATCGTGTTTCTAGTGATAGAGTGGCAGGCGTTGAAGGACATAAGTTACTAAAGAATCCTAAGATTAAAAGCTATATAGATGAACGACTGAAACAGCTTGATTCTGAAAAGATTGCGGATCAGCAAGAGGTCTTAGGTTATCTAACTTCAGTCATGCGAGGAGAGACGCAAGAACAGACCTTGATAAGCATTGGAGAACTAGGGCAGACGATTACGGATATAGATGTAGGAGCTAAAGATAGAATCAAGGCGGCTGAACTTCTTGGTAAACGGCATAGGCTTTGGACGGATAAGGTAGAGGCGGATGTTTCTGGAACGGTGGTGTTTGCAAATGAGTCAGACATACCAGATTAAGCAAAACGATATTGTCGTTGACTTACCTAAGACAGTAGGAGCTGGGTACGGACAGTTCTGGCGCTCAAGAAGTCTTTATCGTGTAGTCAAAGGGTCCCGTGGTTCGAAGAAGTCCAAGACAACCGCTTTAAACTATGTTGTCCGTCTTTTGAAATATTCCTGGGCCAACTTGCTTGTTATTCGTAGGTATTCGAATACAAATAAGCAATCAACTTATACGGATTTTAAATGGGCGTGTAATGTGTTGGGGGTGACTCATTTGTTTAAATTCAATGAGTCTTTGCCTGAAATAACCATAAAAGCGACTGGTCAAAAAATCCTATTCCGTGGTTTGGATGATGAACTCAAAATCACATCTATCACGGTCGATGTCGGCAGTCTTTGTTGGGCATGGTTCGAGGAAGCATATCAAATTGAGACTGAAGACAAGTTCAGCACGGTTGTTGAGTCTATCCGTGGTAGCTTAGATGTACCTGATTTCTTTAAACAAATCACAGTCACATTTAACCCGTGGAATGAGAGGCATTGGCTCAAGCGTGTATTCTTCGATGAAGAGACGAGACGGGCTGACACATTCGCTACTACAACCACTTACAAATGCAATGAGTGGCTTGATGAAGTCGATATCAAACGCTATGAGGATTTGTATCATACGAACCCCAGACGTGCTAGAATCGTTTGTGATGGCGAATGGGGAGTTGCTGAAGGTTTAATCTACGAAAACGTGACTGTCAAGGATTTCAATAAAGATGAATTACTACAAGATTCAGCTAATAAGTTATGTATCGGTCTTGACTTTGGTTTTACTCATGATCCAACTGCTTTGTGTTGTTCGTTGATAAATGACACGACGAAAGAGATTTATGTCTTTGATGAGGCGTATAAAGTCGGATTGATAACCAAAGAAGTTGCGAAGATGATAAAGGACAAAGGTTATCATCGCTCACAAATCATTGCTGATAGCGCTGAATTACGACTGATTGAAGAGCTCAGGTCAGAACATGGCATATCTAGAATAAAAGAGAGTCGGAAAGGTAAGGATAGTATTATGGCAGGTGTATCCAAATTGCAAGGATACGCTATTTATGTGCATCCAGATTGTAAAAACATCATGGATGAATTTTATAGTTACTGCTACCAGCGAGATAAAGAAGGCAACTGGTTGAATAAACCAGAGGATAAAAACAACCACTTGATGGACGCTTTGCGTTACAGCCTTCAATGTATCGAAGGTGGGAAAGCAACCGTCCGCAGACGTTCTGATTATGGTCTATAGAGAGGAAAGACATGTACCAATATTTAACCTATCCACGGGATGGATATGATGAGGGTTCTTTGAAGAAAGACCTGATTTACAAATTGATAACGATACATAACACTGAAAGTTCACATTTGAAGAAGCTTAAAAGCTACTACATGGGCGAGCATGCTATCTTAAAACACACGAGACGCAACGTGAACGCACCCAATTACAAGACGGTAGCTAATCATGCCAAGGATATCGCAGACACGGCTACGGGCTATTTTATGGGCAATCCTATCAAGTATAACAATACTGCTGACGGTGATATTGATGAACTACTTACAGCCTTTGATGGTGCTGAGATTGACCAAGTGGATGCGCAGAACGCACTAAATATGGCTATCTACGGCCGTGCTTACGAGTACATCTATGCTAAAGAGGGTATGACTGAGTTGGATTCAACTAGTATTGATCCGGAGAATACTTTCATGGTCTACGATGATAGTATTGAGCGGAAGCCTTTGTTTGCGGTCTATTACTATGAAGTAAAAGACGATACGAAAGACACTACCAAGCACCAGGCTGAGGTCTTTACCGAAAATCTGCACTATCACATGGTGCTGAGAAGTACAGATTCAGGAACAACTCAGAGCGAGGAGGCAACACCTCACAACCTTGGTCAAATCCCAATTATCGAGTATCGCAATAATCACTTTGCGATTGGCGACTACGAGCAACAAATTAGCTTGATAGACGCTTATAATTCCTTGATGGGGAATCGTGTCAATGATAAGGAACAGGCTGTAGAGTCTATACTTGTCTTGTATGGCACGCAGTTAGCAGACACTCCAGAAGACGCTAAGGTAGCAATGAAGATTCTTTCTGAAGAAGGTCTTTTGGAATTGCCGGGCGATAGTGCAAGGGCTGAGTTCTTGAAGAATACGCTGGACGAAAGTGCTACTGAAATCTTGCGTACAGCTCTTAAAGAGGACATCTACACATTTAGCCATGTGCCTAATTTGACTGATGAGAATTTCGCAGGGAATACATCAGGCGTAGCCATGGAATTTAAGCTGATGGGCCTTGAGATGATTACTAAGACCAAGGAAGCGAACTATAAGCGAGGATTGCGTCAGCGTATTGCGATTTTTGCTCATTACTTAGGCATGAAGCAGATTGCTTTAGAGTCTCATTCAATCGTTCCACAATTCAGTCGTGGTTTGCCTAAGAACTTATTAGAAATCTCTCAGATTGTGAACAATTTGGAAGGCAAAGTGACCAATAGACAGCTTATTTCTCTCTTGCCGTTTGTGGAAGACCCTGACGCTGAGCTGGAAGCCTTGGAAGAAGAGAAAAAGAAGAACATGGAAGACATGCCGATGTTCAACAAAGACAACACGAAACCCGAAGACGAGGTAGAGGATGAAGAATCAGGAGTATTGGGCGAAGAGGAAAGCCAATCTGATTTACCAGCAGATGGACAAGGCCGAAAAGCAGGCAGACCAGTTCGATAAGGTCTATCAGGAAGCTAAGACTTACTTGGATAAGGAAATCAATAAGATTTTCGATAAATTCCAACGTGATTATGGTCTAAGTCAGGTAGAAGCTAGACAAGTCTTGAAGAACATGAAAGACAAGAAAAATCTGAATGAACTTCGTAAAGTACTTGAAGCGAGACCGAATGACCCGAACATCCAAAGATTACTAGCTGACTTAGACAGCCCAGCTTATTCTTTCCGCATGAAGCGCCTAGAGCGTTTGAGCGACGATTTAGATCGTATGCGTGAATCTATCTATCATTCGGAGAAGACAGGCTCAGATGCCTTTTATAGCGACCTGATGAAGGATAGTTACTACAAGGCTACCTTTGACCTACAACAGCAGACAGGACTAGCATATGGCTTTTCTGGGCTTCCTGAGAACGAGATTAAACATCTACAGTCTTTTAGTTGGGTAGGAGATGGAAGTACGTACTCAACAGACATCTGGAAGAATACAGGAAAACTTACTTCCAGCATAAAAGATGAACTCCTCATTAGCCTCATGACAGGCAGAGATACACGAGAAACTGCACAAGCAATTGCTGAGAGGTTCAATGTAGGTCAGAACGATGCAAGGCGTTTGGTTCGAACAGAATCCGCCTTTTTTCATAACCAGATGGAGCTACTCAGCTATGAAGAAGCAGACATAGAAAAGTATATCTTTGTGGCCGTCTTAGACAAGCGTACATCACGCATTTGTCAGGAGCATGACAATCAGGTCTATGATAGGGATAAGGCTGTCCCTGGTGTCAATTGTCCGCCTATGCACCCTTGGTGTAGGTCTACTACTGTCGGATACGATGAGGATGCAGACTACAGCAAGTTGAAGCGCAGAGCAAGGAATCCAGAGACAGGTAAAGTTGAGTACGTGCCTGCCGATATGACTTATAAAGAGTGGTATAGCAAGTATGTGGATGGTAATAGAGAGTCTATTAAACGTAAAGCGTTTGATAAAACTATTAAAGATGGTATAATAGTAAGTGTATCAGGGACTACAATTGGACACACTCCGCCTGGCAAAATAGGTTTGCCTAATAGTGTAGTTCAGCATAATGCTACAAACGGAGATGTCCTTGGTAGAACTTACTATGATGCTAGAGGTTTTAAAACGAAAGATGTTCATTTTACAAACCATAAACAACCGGCACGTCATCCTTATGGAAAAATCGGAGAACATGCTCATGATTTTGTATTTGATGATGAAGGTAAGTTCGTTAGTAGGAGTACTAGGGAATTAACAGACGATGAAAGAAAGGAGAATCAAGATATATTATGGCGATATTAGATGATTTACAAGCGTTATATGATAATGGATGGGACGCTTCTTTTAATTATAATGGTCAAGTATGTGGCATTTTCCCTAATTCTATTTATGATGTTGTTGTTATTATTGCGGACGACGAATATAGAGCATCTTCTTTTGACGATTTGATTTCTTTACAGATTGAAGGGAAAACTTTACCGGAAATCATGAACGAAGTTGAAGTACAATATGGCTAAAGCACCTAGAGAGATCTAAGTGCTTTTTTAGTACCCAGAAAGGAGACTATCCGTACGATTTTCTTGATTGTGAATTTGAAGTAAAAAGAATTTCAGTGATAGCTTGCGATACTATCCTTATAGAAGCCTAAAAGAAAGGAACAGAAAAATGGAAGAATGGAAAGAAAGATTTAAAAAAGAATACTACGAATTGAAAGAACGATTCCAGAAGTTAGATATGATGATTGGGAAATACGAAAAAGGGCAACTAGAGTTTGAATCTAAATGTCCGATTGATTTGTTAAAAGGTCAGCGTTCAACCATGTGGAATTATTTAAGAATTCTAGAACAACGTGCAAAAATTGAAGAAATTAAACTATAAAAATTAACCGCATCGAAATCGAGGCGGTTTTCTTATGCTCTAACCGTATGGAATCCCGTACGGTTTTTATATTGTCCAAACTGTACCGATGACATTAAAAGCTGTACTGTTCCGTCGCCGGACGTAAAACGAGATTATCGAGTGGCGACGTAATCGCTGGAGGACAATTATGTCAGAAGAAATCAATACAACTGTATCTGCTGAATCAGCTGAGACTGTCGACACTCAAGAAAATGTTGATACAGTGCAAGAAGAAAAGCACGAACGAACTTTCACTCGTGCTGAAATCGGCAAGATGTTATCTGCCGAGCGCTCTAAATGGGAAGCTGAGCAAGAAGCCAAGGAAAATGAAGCTAAAAAGCTTGCTAAGATGAACGCTGACGAGAAACAGAAATATCAGTTGGATCAGCGTGAGCAAGAACTAGCTGACCGTGAGAAGGCTATTGCTCGCAAGGAATTGACCGCAGAAGCTAAAGCAATGCTAAGTGAACGTGACTTACCTGTTGAGTTAGTAAATGTAGTTGATTTGACAAGCGCAGAGACGGTATCGCAGTCTGTCGCTGTATTGCAGAAATCATGGGAGCAAGCCGTGCAAAAAGGCGTTCAAGAAAAACTAAAAGGCGGAGCTCCAATGAAACAAGCGCCAGTCGATAGTGACGGTATCACAAAAGAAGAATTTGCTCGTATGGGGTATCAGAGTCGAAATGAACTCTATCAAAAGAACCCAGAACTCTATAAGAAATTGAAAGGTTAAAATAAATGACAGCAGGACAAACTAAATTAGCCACTATGGTTAACCCAGAAGTGATGGCGGACATGGTTTCCGCTAAACTACCTAAATTGATTAAATTCACTCCGCTTGCTTATGTGGAAACAGCGCTCCAAGGACAACCAGGGAACACTTTGACAGTTCCAGCTTGGGAGTACGCAGGAGATGCGACAGAGGTTGGAGAAGGTCAAGCTATTTCTCCAGACCAATTGACTACTAAAAAGACCACTATGACCATCAAAAAGGCTGCTAAAGGTTATGAAATTACCGATGAAGCTCTTTTGTCAGGTCTTGGCGACCCACTAGGTCAAGCTACTTATCAGCTTGGTTTGGCTATTGCTAACAAGATTGATGATGATTTGGTCGCAGTAGCTAAAACTGCAACACAACATATTACAGAAACTCCTACAACTCTTGCAGCAATTGATAAAGCTCTTGAGATTTTTGAGGACGAAGAAGATGCGCAATATGTTGCTATCATCAACCCTAAAGATGCTATCAAGCTAAAAACTGACGTAGCAAAAGAATGGACTAAAGGTTCAGAGCTTGGTGCAGATATGGTTGTATCCGGAACGTTCGGTGAAGTTGCCGGTGTGCAAATCGTCCGTTCTAAAAAAGTTGATGAAGGTAAAGGATTTATCGTCAAAGTCTCTCCTAGCCAAACTCAGACAGACGATGCCAACAAATATGGTGCGTTTGTTATCATGCTAAAACGTGATGTGGCTATCGAAACAGACCGTGACATCCTTAAAAAGACAACGGTTATCACTGGTGATGAACACTATGGTGTTTACCTTTACGACCCTACACGAGTTGTAAAATTCGGTGAGGGGTGACGGCATGAGCTTATTGCTACGACGTCATTATATCCAAGAGGAGCAGGTTAGCCAGTATTCTGATTTAGAGAATAAGACTCTAGAAGAGTTGAAGAATCTAGCCAAAGAAGCTGGCATAGCTGGTGCCTATAAGTTATCAAAAGCCGAAATTGTAGAGGTGCTGGAGGATTTAAAAAGTGAAATTTAAAATCAAACAAGATTTCTATGATTGGGAATCAAATGTGAAACGACTGGCAGGAGGGGAACTTGAGATTACTGAGGAGCGCTATGTTGAGCTGGCTGACAATATTGCCAGCAACGGCGTTGCTATCTCAGATGTTCTTGAGAAAATCCTCCCTGAACCTGAGTTCTTAGAAGAGGATTAATATGTCTATAGAGTTGCTGAAGAAAATGACAGGCGAAGAAGATACTCAGCTTCTCATGTTGCTCCAAACGAGGGCTACAAATCTTATCTTGTCAGAGACTAATCGAACATCTTTGACACCTGCTTTAAGTCTCTTAATACCTGAGGTTGCTATCGAACTCCACAATCGCTCAGGAGCGGAAGGAGAGCATTCTAGAACCGAAGGTGGTATAGCAGTAGTCTACGGAGAAAACGGCCTGTCTACGGGCCTTTTACAGCGTATACGTATGCATAGACTAGCAAGGGTGGCAGGCCATGTTTTTGAAGCAGAGTAGACTGAAACCTTATCCAATGCGACGGTTTGAAAAGACTGTCACTGAGGAAGGTGTCGCAAAAGAAGGATATGTCAAGGAAGCTGAGACAATCCGTCTTGAGTTGTGGCCAGCTAGTAGTAAACTACAGTCTGAATTGTATGGCGAGCGTGTCAATGATATTTTGAACGCAAATGCCAATAAGTCAGCTACTATCAAAGTGAAAGATGGTGTGTGTATCGATAGCCAGACGGAAGTGACTCACAGGGTTATTTCTAAAAAGGTCTACACACATCATCAAGTTTTGGAATTAGAGCGTGTCAAAGCTACTAGGGGCAGATAGGCTTATAGCTAAATGTAGACGATTGGCTAGCAAAAAAACTGGCGAGGATATCGTCTTACGTGCGGTACACAATGCTGCTATAAAAGTTGTCCAAGCTGATGCAAGAAGACTCGCACCAGCGAGAGATGGAGAGCTTATAATTAGTATCAAAACTAGAGCAAAAATGGACGGAGATAGGGCTATAGGTGAAGTTTACACTAATCTAAAATATGCTCCTTACGTTGAGTTTGGAACGGGACCAAAAGGACAAGCTAGCCATTCTGGTATCTCTCCAGAGGTCAGCGTGACTTACAAGTCTAATCCTTGGTATGTGCATGAAGACCAAATCAATGTAGGACCGTACCACTTTCAAAAGATTGGGGAGTTCTACAAGATGTATGGTCAACCTGCTCAGCCTTATCTTTATCCAGCTTTGAGAGACAATCAAGAGCGTGTGTCTAAGAATATTTCGAATTATGTCCGTAGAAAGATAAGAGAACAAATAAAATGATTAATATCAAGCCTGTTATTTATAAAGAATTGCAAAAGGTCGCAGATAATGTGACTGATACTTATCCTAGCGATTGGGAGACTTTCCCAGTCGTTATTTTTTTAGAAGAACAAAACAAGCCGGGTGATTGGTTTGATGACCAGGAACAAAAATCATCTATCCGCTATAAGGTGGATATCTTTGATGATACCAGCACTAGTGAGTTAGCTGTTAAAATCAATCAGATTTTTGAGTCTTTAGGTTTGCGAAGAACCGACTGCCAAGACGTGCCAGACCCGTCTCATTTGAGACATAAGGTCATGCGCTTTGAAGGTGTCGTTGATTTAGACTCAGAGCTTGTTTTTCAATTTAGAATGGAGAATTAAACATGTTAGCAAATGGAATTACGCTATCTTATGGCGAAGCTAAAGGAACTTATACTAAACTTGTTGGATTGAAAGAAGTGCCAGAGTTTGGTATTGAACTCGAAAAAGTAGAAAATACTACTCTTGAAGATACAGTGAAGAAGTACGAGTTTGGTATTGGGGACATAGGAGAACTTGAGTACAAGTTCTCCTATAATAATTCAAGCGCAACTGCTCCTTATCGTGTATTGCGTAAGGCAGCAGACGACAAGAAGAAACTCTACTTCGAACAAGCATACCCAGACGGTACTAAGGTCAATTTTGAAGGCCAAGTATCTGTTAAGCTTGGCGGTGGCGGTGTCAATGCCGTTATCGAGTTCACACTTAAGATTGCCTTGCAGTCAGAGTTGGAATTTACAGACGGTGTTGGAGGTTAATTAAATGGCGTTAAAATACACAACTTGGAAAGTTACTGACGAAAAAGAGTTGAAGCTACGTTTGACATCTCATCAAGCTGCAACTGTGGAAGAAAAAATCGGCATGAACTTGCTGAAGATTTTCATGCCTGAAGCTGGCGAAGAGTTCACTTTGCCACCTTTGAAAGTTATGCTGTTGTTAGTTCACGGCGCCTTGCAGCAGTATGAACATGGGTATTCCTTTGAAGATGTCTACGACCTATACGATGAATACGTGGATAACGGCGGAGACCAAACGACATTCATGACAGAGGTGTTGATGCCGCTATTTGAAGTATCGGGTTTTACTCCACGAGGAAGCAAGGACAAGAAAACTTCCAAGAAGAAAATGACAGTAGTCGAGTAATCTTAACGGTAACGCAGATTATTGAGAGGCTTTATCCTATGTTTTTAGACATCGGGGGCAAGCCTCTTGATTTTTGGGATTTAACGGTGCTTGAAATCAGAGACATGATAGAAAGCTACAACCGTGTCAAAATCCAAGAGCGTAAAGAGAAGATTATTGACTCTTATAGACTTTCGCAGATGATATCTAACCACGTTTCCTTATTGTTATCCAAAGATGCCAAGGTCTTTGAGTTCTGGGAATATGCGCCTGAGTTATTTGTAGAAGAACAGCAAGCGGTAGAACAGGAACGACAGAGACAAGCGTTTTTGCTACATAAGGAACGGATGCGTGAATTTGCAGAAAGACATAATCGAAAAAGGAAGGAGGAAGTAAATGGCAACTCTTGATGAATTGAAAGTCATGATTGACGCTGAGATAGCGCCTTTCAGGAAGAAGATGAAAGAAGTCGAGAATCAGGTCAAAGGAACATCTGACCAAGTGAAGAATGCCACTGCCAAAGTTCGTGAACAGTCGAACTCTATCGGTAGTGCGTTTGGTAAGCTAGCTAAGTTCGCTGGTTTTGCAATCCTTGGTAAGAAATTACTTGATGTTGGGATGTATTCAACGCAGACTGCTCTTGAAGTGTCAGCGGCTATGAACCAAATCAAGCGCCAGATGGGCGAGAGTTCGCAATCTTTCTTAAAATGGGTTAACGATAACGCCAACGCTATGAATATGGGGGTGGGTGAGGCGACCAACTACGGTGCAGTCTACTCAAACTTATTTTCTGGATTTATAAAAGATACCAACAAGCTAAGCGCCTATACCGCTAAGATGCTGCAGACCTCGGCAGTTGTTGCGGAAGGCTCAGGGCGCACGATTACAGACGTTATGGAGCGGATTCGCTCAGGTTTGCTAGGGAACACCGAAGCGATTGAGGATCTAGGAATCAACGTCAATGTGGCTATGATTAAGTCCACTGAAGCTTTTAAACGTTTCTCAAATGGTCAAAGTTGGGACCAACTCGACTTTCAAACCCAGCAACAAATCCGTCTTATGGCTATCCTGGAGCAAGCTACAGCCAAGTATGGAGATACCTTGTCTAATTCTGTAAATGGTCGTATCAGCCTGTTTAAGTCGCTAATGAAGGACGCAGCATTGAACCTTGGTAACTCTATGTTACCGATTATCAATGCCATTATGCCTGTCTTGAACTCTTTTGCTATGGTTTTGAAGAACGTTACTGCTAAACTCGCTGAGTTTATCGCTTTGATGTTCAACAAGAAAGCAACAGTGAAAGATGGTGTTGGTGGAGCAGTTGGAGACATGGGTAACGCCATGAAGGATGCTGCAGGCGGAGCAGGAGACCTTGCTGACGCAGTAGACGACGCTGGAGATTCAGCAGGAGGACTTGCTGACAATCTTGGAGACTCCGCCAAAAACGCTAAGAAGGCTGCTAAAGAGTTGCTAGGTCTTTTGGGATTTGATGAGATTAACATCTTGCAAAAACCAAAAGATGACGACGCAGGCGGTTCTGGAGGCGGTGGCAAAGGTGGTAAAGGAAAGGGAGGCGGTGGCGGACCTTTCAAAGACATCTTGCCAGAAGTCGAGTTGACCGACATGGACAACAAATTCAAGAGCATTTTTGATGGTCTTGGAGATAAGCTCAAAGGGTTGTTTGACCCCTTCAAGAAAGGTTTTGATGCAGCATTTAGACCAGAAGGTATAGAACGCATTAAGACTGCCTTAGACCAAATAGCTAAGACAATGGGAGAAATCGCCACTGACCCAAGGGTTGTGAATGCCTTTAACCGAATGGCTGAGAAAATTGCTTATGCTTTAGGGCAAGTGACAGGCTCAATAGCTACTATCGGGCTAGGTATCGGTGTTTTCCTTGCCGAAAGTATTGCAAATGGCCTTGGAAGGCAAAAAGAACGCATTACCAGGGCGCTAGTCGCTTTGTTTGATAATATTGGTAACATTTCCGAGGCAGTAGGAAACATAGCTCAGGACTTTTCTAGTGCTTTCTACGACGTCATTACCTCAACTGGTGCGGTTCGTATCGGTAGCGCTATTGTGTCAACTCTGTTGAGTTTGACATCTACCATTGTTGAAGTTGGTAGTAAATTAGCAGGAAGTTTGTTTAAAGGTTTTGAAAAAGTCGTTGTGATAAGCGCTCCTAAAATTTCATCAGTCTTCCAAAGTTTATTAGATACTGTTGCGCCTGTATTTGAGAGCATTGAAAGGTCTGTTAACAAATTTGGCGATGGCTTAAGTCGTGTTTATGATGAACATGTAGTCCCTGCTATTAACTCTATTGCTAATGCTTTTAATGGGCTAATTGACATTATTCAAATACTTTGGGAAGGAAGTTGGAAGCCTTTTGCAGAGTTCTTGTCTAACACATTCGGCATAAGTATTGAAACCGTCGCTGATTTACTAGGCGGTATCATACTAGAGGCATTGAAGTTACTAGCTGATACAATCAAGCTAGTAACCGATGGTTTTACTGCTTTTTCAGATTGGTGTAAAGAAAATAAAGAGATTATCTCCACAATCGCTAGTGTGATTGGTACGCTTGCAACCGTGTGGCAAGGAATTAAGTTCTTGTCTTGGGCTGAACAAGCTGGAGGACTTGCAGGGGTATTCGAATTATTAAGTAGTAAGGTTTCCTTTATTGTTAGCGGAATTAAAAATCTTGGACTAGCTTTGAAAGCTTTGACATTTGATAAATTGGTCAGCTTCGGAGAAACCATCTATTTGAATGCGTTGTATGCAAAAGATTTTGTTGTCAATTCAGGTAAAACAATTGCACAGCTAGGGAAAACTGCTTTAGAACTTGGTAAATCAGCTCTAGCATGGACTGCTCATACAGCGAAAATGGGATTAGCAACCGCGGCGGAATTTGCACATTCTGTTGCAGCAGGAGTCGCTACAGCTGCAACATGGGCTTTTAATGCAGCGTTAGCAGTTTTGACAAGTCCAATAACCTTAGTTATTGCAGCAATCGCAGCCTTAATTGGTATCGGTGTCTTGCTCTACCAAAATTGGGACACTGTTGTTGAGTTTGCTAAAACTGCATGGCAAGGACTATGTGATTTTATTAGTGGTATTTGTCGAGCTATTGGCGAATTTTTCAGTGGTCTATGGACAAAACTACAAGAAATCTTTGAGCCAATAGGTCAATGGTTTGGCGAGAAGTTCCAGCAAGCATGGGATGCTATCGTTAATATCTTCACACCAATCGGCTCATGGTTTGGACAACGTTGGGCGGATGTGACTAGTGCCTTGGCTAATATCGGGGCATGGTTTACTGACATGTTCCAAAAAGCATGGACTGGTCTAACAAACATCTTTAGCAAACTAGGTTTATGGTTTGGCGAGAGATGGGCAGATGTTACAAGTGTTCTTGCGAATGTATCTTCTTGGTTTGGGAATATGTTTACTAGTGCTTATAATGCAGTCAAGAACGCGTTTAGTTCAATTGGTGGCTTCTTCAGCGGTGTATGGTCAACGGTTCAAAGCATATTTGTCAATGCTGGACAAAAGGTTGGTAGCGCTGTAGGTGGGGCTTTCAGAAGTGCAGTCAATGGTGTTCTTGGGACTATTGAAAATGTAGTCAATGGCTTCATCGGCATGATCAATGGTGTTATTGGCATGATTAACAAAATACCTGGCGTATCCCTTGGTGGTATTGGATATGTGAGCCTACCTCGTCTTGCCCGTGGTGGTATCGTCGATAGCCCAACAATCGCCATGATTGGTGAAGCTGGTAAAGAAGCGGTCGTACCACTTGAAAATACAGGCTTTATCCAAACCCTTGGGCGAGTTGTCAGCAGTGCGGTAGTAAATGCCATGGCTGGTATTAGTCCACAAGGTGGTTTTTCTGGTGACGGCGACATCGTTATTCAAATCGCAGGCCATGAGTTCGGACGGGTAGCTATCCAAGAAATCAACAAGGAACATGAACGAGCAGGTCAAACCTTGCTCAAGATTTAGGAGGTTAAATGGCACAATTGACAATCAATGGGGTGGCTGTGAAGCCTCCCAAATCTTTTAAAGTCGGTATTCAAGATATCGATGGAGAGACAGGGCGTAATGCCAATGGCGACATGGTGCGTGACCGTATCACGACCAAACGCAAACTAGACTGTGAATGGGGTATGATGACTCAGGGAGAAATAAGTCAGCTTTTACATGCTGTATCATCTGAATTTTTTGAGGTGTCTTATCCAGACCCCATGGATGGCCAAGTCACAAAGACTTTCTATGTCGGTGATAGGACAGCTCCTAGCTATACCTTTACTGAGAAGTTTAAACCTTGGTCTGGCGCTAAATTTAATCTGGTAGAGAGGTAAGAAAATGGACGCTTTAACTAGACGACAATTTGACAGAGCCATGTTTGCCAAAAACAGGACGCTGGCTATCCGTGTTGGAGATTATGCTTCACAGGATATCAAAGAGGCTAGCTTTGAGTATGGCTACATTAAGGGCGATACTTATAAGCCTGGTGGAACCTGCGCTGGTAGCGGTAAAATTACCTTTACCAGCATCATTACCACGTTCAATAAGCTGGATACCCTGCACCCTGAGATTGGTCTACTGGTTGGGGATACCTACCAGTGGGTCAAGATGGGGGAATACTTCATCAACGATATTGAGATTGACCGAAACCGAAACACTACCACGCTTGAACTTATGGACGGTATGTTTAAGCTCAATCGTGAGTACGTGACGGACTTGCATTTCCCAGCTGAAGTACGAGAGGTTATTCAGGAAATCTGCCTGAAAACAGGCATTGAGTTAGCGAATGACTATTTCGGAATCAGCGCTATGCGTTACCATATCGAGCAAGTTCTTGAAGGTAAGAAACTTTCGTTCAGGGATATGCTGAGCGCTATGACTCAGATGATTGGGATGTCTTGTTTCTTCAACAGAGAAGGCAAGATGGAAATCCGTGATTTGACTGAGTCCAATATCACGATCAACGCTGACAGTTACTTCTTGCATGGCTTGACCAAGAGTGAGATTGAGTATCAGATATCTGGTATCACTTGTAAGACGGACAAGAAGTCTCTGACGGTCGGTATGAAGACAGGTCGGTCTTTGGAACTGGACAATGTCTTCATGACCCAGAGTGCTTTAAATGACCTGTATTACAAACTGAAAAACCTAACTTACTATCCGTATAATCTCAACTACCAAGGGCATTTACTGCTTGAGGTTGGGCAGTGGGTAACCATTCAGACCAATAAGAAAGAGACTTTTAAAGTTCCTGTCTTAAGTCAGAGCTTTACTTTCAAAGGTGGTCTGAGAGGTCGTATCAGCGCAGATAGTAAAGCTGGAAATGATACTCAGTATTCTTACGAGGGAACGATTACCAAGCAGATAAAGCAACAAGATGGCGTTGAAGCAAAAGTCCAAGCGCAGATTGAAGCAGCAGATAAAGATTTTGACCAAAAGGTCGACAAAATCAAAAAAGACTTTAACGATCAAGTAGAACTGGCCAAAGCCAGAGCTGAAGAAGTCAAGAGAGAACTGTCTGACACTATCAATCAGCGCTTTAATAGCTTTGACAACGGGCCATTGAAAGAAGCTAAGCGCAAGGCTGAGGAAGCTTTGCGAAATGCTGGCGCAAGTACCCTGCTTGCACAGGAAGCTAAGCGGATTGGGCTGGATTCTGTCGCTAGACTTGAAGCGTTTAAGTCGCAGACTACGAGCGCACAAACGGCTCTGTCGGGTGACTTGGATGTTCTAAAACAAACTATCGCAAACGATATTCGACCGAAGCAAGCACAGGCTGAAGCTGAGATTGCCAAGCAAGCTGAAGCACTTAGCCGGACTAAAAATGAACTGGCTGGCGCAAGTACCCTACTTGCACAGGAAGCTAAGCGGATTGAGCTGGATTCTGTTGCTAGACTTGAAGCGTTTAAGTCGCAGACTACGAGCGCTCAGACGGCTTTGTCAGGTGACTTGGATGCCCTGAAACGGACTATCGCGAATGATATTCGACAGAAGCAAGCACAGGCTGAAACTGAGATTGCCAAGCAAGTTGAAGCACTTAGCCGGACTAAAAATGAACTGGCTGGCGTGAAGTCAGCGCAAGCGACGTATGAGGAGACGACGACTCGTAGACTGTCAGAACTGACCAACTTGGCCAATGGTAAAGCCAGCAAGTTAGAACTCACGCAGACAGCTGAGGAGCTAGCTAGTCGGATTGCGAGTGTGCAGGCATCCGGTCGAAATCTATTCTTGAACTCACTATTCAAGCAGGATATTTCAAAAACAGGAATTTGGACAACGAGTACATATACGGCTACTATCGATAGCGAAAGTAAGTATCTTGGATATAACGCTCTTAAAATTATAGGTCTGAATCCATCTGGCCGTGATGGAGGTAATCCCAAGGTTACTTATCCAGCTCTGGGTCAATTCGGGAAAGTAATTCCCGGAAGTACGACTAATCAAGATGTAACCATTAGTTTTTATGCTAAGGCAAATAAAAATGGAATAATGCTAAGATCTCGATTAGGGAATATCGGATATAAAACTGGAAATGTGACATTGTCGACAGAAATTAAACGATATGTTGTCCATATTCCAAAAGGTTGGACAAACGAATCCAAGCAGACCACAAATGAATGGTTGTTCAATTTCAACCAGGAAGGAACCGTTTGGATTTGGATGCCGAAGTTTGAAATAAGCGATGTAGATACTTCTTATTCAGAAGCTCCTGAAGATATAGAAGGTCAGATTTCAACAGTAGAATCGACCTTCAAACAACGAGCCAACTCGCTCGAAGCTGGTGTGAATCGTCTGACTGAAGGCCTTAGAACTAAAGCCGATATCAGCTCACTCAATGTGACTGCTGAAAATATCCGGCAATCTGTGAAGAGTCTTGAGACAGACACGCAGAACAAACTAAATCAGAAGTTGAGTCAGGCTGAATTTGAGGTGCGAGCTGGCTCTATCCGTCAGGAAATCCTGAACGCAACCAAAGATAAAGCCAGCAAGTCAGAACTCACGCAGACAGCTGAGGAGCTCTCTAGTAAGATAGCGAGTGTGCAGGTCGGGGGTAGGAATTATATCCGGGGTACAAAGCGCATGATGCTAGCCAGAGGATTGTGGGCATCAGGTACTTTTAGACCGTCAGGCGCTGGGACGGCAAAGACGATTGATGTATCAGACAGTCCAGTAACTGGCTTTGATAAAGCGATACGATTGACCTCAAGCAATGCTAGAGACCAAATAGGTATTGCTCAAGATGGATTTTATATCTCGCAAGGCACATACACGATGTCTTGTTGGGTCAAAGGCAGAAGAGGTCAAAAGGTCAAGCTACAAACTTATTGGCAAGTCAATGATAATTCGGGTATTTCGCCCATCTTTACATTAAAGGATGAAAATTGGACAAAGCTATCGTTTACTAGCGCTAGAAATAGGGCTGGAGTCGCATCAATTGGCTATGTGTATCTCGTAAATGCTGAAGTCGGAGAATATTTAGATGTTCTTGCGCCCCAGCTGGAAGACGGAAGTTTGGCAACAAGCTCAAAAGAAGCTCCTGAAGATATAGAAGGTCAGATTTCAACAGTAGAATCGACCTTCAAACAACGAGCCAACTCGCTCGAAGCTGGTGTGAATCGTCTGACTGAAGGCCTTAGAACTAAAGTAGATATCAGCGCACTCAATGTGACTGCTGAGAATATTAGGCAGTCGGTGAAGAGTCTTGAGACAGACACGCAGAACAAACTAAATCAGAAGTTGAGTCAGGCTGAATTTGAGGTGCGAGCTGGCTCTATCCGTCAGGAAATCCTGAACGCAACCAAAGATAAAGCCAGCAAGTCAGAACTCACGCAGACAGCTGAGGAGCTAGCTAGTCGGATTGCGAGTGTGCACTTAGGGCGCAGAAATCTGCTGAAAGGCACAAAAGAGCTTGCGAGATACAAGCCGGTTAGTGAATATAATGGTTTTAAAGTTATCAGAACAGTCGCAGGAGCAACTAGATATCAGGATAGCTATGTGGAAAGAACCGTTATACCAACGGCTGGGACAGAGTATATAGCTATCTTTTATGCACGAGCCAGTGAAAATGACTATCCTGTGCGCTGTCATTTTTACAATCCTAACACGGTTGTATCATCAGAAAACAGCAGCGGATATAAGTCAAGGTCGTCAGATGGCTTGTCTATTATCCGTCTCTCGACAGACTGGCAGTTGTGCTGGGTTAAATGGACCCAAACCGCAACAGATCAAGCCAAGACGGTCATCATTGGCCGCCATGGCCCTCAAGTAGGCGGTAAAGAGGGGGTATGGGTTGAAATCTGCGCCCCTGCCATTTTTGAGGGAAATCTTGTAGGTGACTGGTCACCAGCATACGAAGACCAAGACGAACGTGTCTCAGCGGTCGAATCCAACTTTAAGCAGCGTGCTGATTCACTCGAAGCTGGTGTGAATCGTCTGACTGAAGGCCTTAGAACTAAAGCCGATATCAGCTCACTCAATGTGACTGCTGAAAATATCCGGCAATCTGTGAAGAGTCTTGAGACAGACACGCAGAACAAACTAAATCAGAAGTTGAGTCAGGCTGAATTTGAGGTGCGAGCTGGCTCTATCCGTCAGGAAATCCTGAACGCAACCAAGGATAAAGCAGATAAGACTCTAGTTGTATCTGAAGCCGGGAAATTGCGTGAAGAATTTTCAAAAATGAAGGTGGGAGGCCGGAATCTATGGATAAAATCCAAGACGGTTGGAGCTGTAATTGAAAAATTACCTGAAAACCACGTCACAGGTCAAAAAGAATGCTATAGGCTAGAGAACAACTCTACTTTAACGTTCAACCTTGAACCAGATTTCAGCTCAAGGTTGTACCAAAAAGTTACTTTTAGCGCTTGGATCAAGTACGAAAATGTAGTCCAAGGTCGAAATTTTTGGAATGTATTTAATTGCTTCAAACATTATCTTTTTAGAAAAAATAGTGAGACCGGAGTACAGAGTGGTCCAGATTATGCTACGCTTGGTATGTATAAAGGTTCGGCAGATTGGAAATATATTACATTCACTTATGACTACTCTGAAAAAACAAATTTTGATCAATTGAAGACATCATTGCGATTCAATCTTGAAGGTGCTACAAGCGGTACAGCTTGGGTAACAGGAATCAAGGTTGAAATCGGTAGTGTGGCGACGGACTGGAGTCCTGCGCCTGAGGACGCTGATGGTCTCATCACTGAGGCTAAGGCTACCTTTGAGCGGACAGCTCAGGGCTTGCGAACCGACTTATCAGCTATTCAGGAATATGTAAATAAAGACGGTCAGCGACAGGAAGCCCTACAGCGCTATACTCGTGAGGAGAGCACGAGACAAGCGACAGCAGTCCGTGAGCTGGTCAATCGTGATTTCGTTGGTAAGGCTACTTATCAAGAAGATGTTAAGGGTATCAATCAAAGGATTGAAGCTGTTAAAACTAGTGCGAATAAAGACATCGCTAGTCAAATCGCTAGCTATCGTCAATCTGTAGATGGTAAGTTCACGGATATTTCAAGTCAGATAACTACTTATAAGCAAGATGTGGGCGGTCAAATCAGTGGCCTTTCAAATAGACTTACAAGCAGTGAGCAAGGAACCACTACTCAGATTTCAAATCTTTCAAATCGGATAAACAGTAATAAGCAAGGCACAGATAATCAGATTTCAAATTTAAAGACTCAGGTCGCTACAAACAAGGATAATGCTGAACGACAAATGGGTAGAATATCTGATCAGGTTTCTGCAAACAAAGCGAATGCTGATAGTCAATTTGCGAATGTGACCAATCAACTAGCACGAAAAGTAGAGACTACTGACTTCCAGCGTGTTAAGGAAACCAGTAAACTTTACGAGCGGATTTTGGGCAATACTGAAAATGGAATTGCGGATAAGGTTGCTCGCATGGCTCTGACCAATCAACTGTTTCAGGTTGAGGTTGGGAAATATAGTGTAAGCGGCCCTAACCTCATTAAGAATAGTGATTTTAAAAATGCTACGAATGAATGGGGCTCAACTCAAAATTTAGGAAGATTGGTTAAGCATAGCTTTTATCACAACGGGCAGAAAGACCTTATGCGTTTAAGTAATGCAACTAAAAACGAAAACTTTTTGTATAGTCACCGTTTTAATCTTGAACGAAATACTGACTATGTACTGAATTTTAGAGGATTTAACAACAGTGCTCTAGCAAGCTATGATGTTTATATTTTGGGACGAAGAGCAGGCGAGAGCGATGGATTCACAATCGTTAAGAAAGTTGTTAGCAGCAAGAAACTATCTACCTCTAGATGCGAAGATGTCTCAGTAACTTTTAATTCCGGAGAAATGGATAATGCTTACATTCGTTTTGATAACAATGGCTCATCATCAGGAACAGCTGATTTGTATATTACAGAAGTTGACTTGTACAAAGGTTATAAACCTAGAACATGGCAACCACATCCAGAAGATGCAGTCGCAGATGCGAATAAGAAGCTTGAAGCCACGCAAACAAAAATGACTCAACTAGCTGGCTCATGGGTAGTTGAAAACATCAACTCGGCTGGAGATATCATCTCTGGAATCAATCTTGGCGCCAATGGACATAACCGCTTCGTTGGGAAATTGACCCACATCACTGGAGAGACCCTGATTGACAGAGCAGTCATCAAGTCTGCCATGGTTGATAAGCTCAAAACGGCCAATTTTGAAGCTGGTTCGGTCACGACTACGATATTAGAAGCTGAAGCGGTAACTGCTGAGAAGTTGAAAGTTGACGATGCGCTTATTAGAAAATTAACTGCAAAAGATGCTTTTATTGACCGACTGACATCTAAACGTATCTTCTCTACTAAGGTTGAGTCCGTCATTTCTAGTTCAACCTTCCTAGAAGCCTATCAAGGTCGAATTGGTGGATTCACACTTGGTCAATTTGACCAGGGTGGCGGTCGCTGGATTTCAGGTGTCAATCAGTTCTCTGTTGGTATGGGGAATGGTGCCGGGTATGGAGTCCGGACAGCCTTCTGGGCGAACTGGGGAAATAATTGGAACTATGCCGGACCTAAAGCATGGAACGTCAATACTGATGGGAAAATGTACTGTAGGAATGAAGTCGGTTTTTATGATCAAGTGGATTTTTCGAATTCATCGAGAGCAAACTTCTATGGGAATACTACTTTTTCTCGTTCTCCTGTGTTTTCAAATGGTATCGAACTTGGAAGTAAAGATGTGCTTGGTGATGGTTGGAATCCCAAAGGCGGAAGGAATGCGGTTGTTTGGTGGAATCAGGTCGGTAGCGGTAGCTTGAAGTATTGGATGGAACAAAAATCAGACAGACGCTTAAAAGAGAACATCACAGATACAGCTGTGAAAGCCTTGGATAAAATCAACAGATTAAGAATGGTTGCATTTGATTTCATCGAAAATAAGAAACATGAGGAGATTGGTCTAATAGCTCAAGAGGCTGAAACCATCGTTCCAAGAATTGTCTCACGAGATCCTGAGAATCCAGATGGCTATCTACATATCGACTATACCGCTTTAGTTCCTTACTTAATCAAGGCTATTCAAGAATTAAATCAAAAAATAGAAAAAATGGAGAAAATAATAGCATGAATAACAACATGTTGACCAATATCGCACTTAAAGCAATTCAGGAGCTTGCTCTTGAAAATAGAAAACGAACACACAGATTGGAGAACTTAGAAAATGAACACAGAACAGCTTAACCAAGCCTTACAAATGACAATTAGTGAAATGTCAACAACTTCAACAAATTCGATGATTACAAGTAATATCTTGAGTATTCAGTTGAATGAGCAAAGGGAAGAAAATCAAAGACTTCAAGCACGAGTGGATGAGCTGGAAGCTCTGCTTGATGAACAAACTAAACCAGCAGACAAAGGAGAATAGACATGGCAGAAACAATTCAAAACACAGATAACTTACTAGACCTTACAAAAATCACAGAACCATTTGATCTTGCGAGTGCTTTGCGCTACATGAAAGAAAATGGAGAGTTCATTCGTTGCAAGAATGTAAGCGATGACTTCTATATGTATCGTGACGTTCAAAAACGTCCTGTGATCGTAAATGGCCGTCGCCAATTCAAGGATGTTGAAACCGTTTGGGCGTTCAATCAGTGGGGTGGTACAATCGCAACAATCAACGTAGCCGTTCTGTTGAATCATGAATTCTATATCATGAAATTTGATGCAGAGGGCAATCCTGACTGGACGGTTCCAACGGTAGAACCTAAAGAATAGGAGGTTGTATGCCAATTGAAGAAGCTGAAAAAATCGCTCAAAGTCAGGTAGCTTGGGCGATTTTGTTTATCTTGCTTTTTTTTATTATCATTCGATATCTTATCAAGACTTCGGACAAGCGAGAGAAGAAGATTATGGATTTGCACGAGCAATCAAAGGCCGACTCTAATAGACGAGAAGAGCGTTTGATGACTCACCTAGAAAAGACCACTACAGAATTAACCACAATCACTCACACGGTCGGAGACATTCAAAAAGAAATGGTTCGCATGAACGACCGCATGGAAGAAATCGAAAAAGGAGAATAACAAATGCAACAAATTACTGAAATCATTACTAATGGAGCAATCAGCATCCTTGTTATTTTGGCTGGTATCGCAGTCAAGGCAGTCAAGGAATACCTCGTCAAAAAAGGTGGAGAAAAGACTATCAAGATTGTTGAAATCTTGGCTAAGAACGCAGTTAATGCCGTGGAGCAGGTAGCTGCTGAAACTGGCTACAAGGGAGATGAAAAACTGGCACAGGCTCGTGCTAAAGTCCGTGCTGAGCTTACAAAATACAATATCAGTATGACGGACAAGGACTTAGACACCTTTGTGGAGTCAGCCGTGAAGCAGATGAACGACGCTTGGAAAGGACAAGAGTAATGGATATCGATAGAAACAGACTACGAACAGGCTTGCCACAGGTTGGGGTGCAGCCTTATCGACAAGTACACGCCCACTCAACAGGCAACCGTAACTCAACAGCTCAAAATGAGGCTGATTACCACTATAGAAAGGACCCTGAACTAGGGTTCTTTTCACATGTTGTCGGAAATGGCCGTGTCATGCAAGTAGGTCCTGTGAACAACGGAAGTTGGGATGTTGGGGGCGGTTGGAATACTGAGAGTTACGCAGCGGTTGAACTGATTGAAAGCCATTCAACTAAAGAAGAGTTCATGACGGACTACCGCCTTTATATCGAACTCTTACGCAATCTAGCGGACGAAGCAGGCTTGCCGAAGACTCTTGATACAGACGACTTGGCAGGTATCAAGACGCATGAATACTGTACCAATAACCAACCAAACAACCACTCAGACCATGTGGATCCATATCCATATCTTGCTAAATGGGGCATTAGCCGTGAGCAGTTTAAGCAAGACATCGAAAACGGCTTGAGAGCTGCAACAGGCTGGCAGAAAAATGGCACTGGCTACTGGTACGTACACTCAGACGGCTCTTATCCAAAAGATAAGTTTGAGAAAATCAACGGTACCTGGTATTATTTCGATGGCTCAGGCTATATGCTTTCAGACCGCTGGAAGAAGCACACAGACGGTAATTGGTACTACTTTGACCAATCAGGCGAAATGGCCACAGGCTGGAAGAAAATCGCTGAGAAGTGGTACTATTTTGATGTAGAAGGTGCCATGAAGACAGGCTGGGTCAAGTACAAGAACACTTGGTACTACTTAGACGCTAAAGAAGGCGCTATGGTATCAAACGCCTTCGTCCAGTCCGCAGACGGAACAGGCTGGTACTACCTCAAACCAGACGGAACACTGGCAGACAAGCCAGAATTCACAGTAGAGCCAGATGGCTTGATTACAGTTAAATAAATAGAAAGGAAACTTTCTAAATTGTTCTTTCACCGCAGGCTCAGGCTTGCGGTTTTTTTTGTTTGCTCAAAAGGGGCAAAAAAGGGGCAAAAGTGTCGTAAATCTCTGTAAAATGATGTAAAAACATTTATTTAAAAGCTCAAAATATAGCTGTTTTAAAAGGTATTGTAAGATATAGTAAAACGATGTAAAGGTATTTTTAAATGCGGATGAATTATAAAACCACGAATCCTATGTGACTCGTGGTTCTTTTTTATAAACTGGTAGAGTGTTTTGGTTGTACTTTTTGTTCAGGGTCAATGTAGTTGATAGCGTTGTTGACAGCAGTTGGAGCTTCCCCTAGACCTGTCGCAATCAGATCAATTTTTCCGTCATAGTAGCAGCAGTCACCGATAGCATAGATACCTGCTTGGCTGGATTCTTGTTTGCTGTTGACGATAATCTTGTGACGGTTGAGGTCGAGCCCCCAGTTTTTAAGGTTACCGACAGAAGATTTGAAACCATAGTTGACAAAGAGGTGGTCTAGGTCAATGGTTTCAGTTTCATCAGATTTGACTTTTGTGATTTCAAGTTTATCAAGCGTTTTTCCATCTCCAAGGAGTTGGCTAGGGGCGAATGGTGTCTTGATGGTTACAGATGATTCTTGCAAGGCTTGAACACTGTGTTCCAAGGCACGGAAATTATCTCTGCGGTGAACAAGGGTAGTTGGTGCGATTTTTTCAAAAGCCAAAGCCCAATCCACAGCCGAGTCTCCCCCACCAAGAATCGTCACTTTCTTACCAGCGTATTGCTGAATGTTAGAAACGTGGTAGTGGATATTTTCATAGTCCTCAACCCCTTCAAGTTCCAGCGGACGTGGTTTGAAGGCACCGCCACCCATAGCGATGATAACTGTTTTAGTCAGGTGACTTCCTTTGGAAGTTGTGATGGCAAATTCTTCTTCTTGTTTGTCAATCTCAAGAACCGTTTCATTGAGATGAATAGGGGTATCAAATCCATTTAGCTGTTCAATCAAGCGGTTAGTCAACTCTTCTCCAGTCAGGTTTGGGAAGCCTGGTACGTCTAGGATTTCCTTTTCAGGGTAGAGAATAGCAGGTTGTCCACCTAGCTGGGGAAGAGAGTCGATGATTTGAACCTTGGCTTGGCGTAGGTGGGCATAAAAGGCTGCAAAAAGCCCGACAGGACCACCACCCACAATGGTAATATCATAGAGTTGAGACAT